ATCTATGTAAATTACTAATATTATAATGAGTAATTGATAATCATTATCAATATTTTAAATGATAATAAAAGTAATAACTATTATCATTATTAATAACGTAATTTTGACATTGATAATCAATATCAATTTAAAACTAGTAATAGTTATCATTTCTACAGTCTAATTGATAATCATTATCAAATAGATTTTACTTCAATATTAAAGATTTGAAATTGAAAATCGAATTTGATTTGGCTGGATGACTCACTCGGCTCAATGGTCGGCTCGACTCGGCTTGACTCAGTGGTGATGGTGGCGGTGGCAATTTTGTCAGAGGTCAATAGCACGTCACATTCAACGCTTTTTGTAATGATTGAAATTACAAATTATAATATTATGATTTTATGTAATTCATAATCATATTGATGATTATTTCATAATGTATATATAGCATACGCAGATTATGAAGCGTAATCATTCAACAACTAACATTGTAATTTTAATTTATAATCAAATCTAAAGAATTGTACTATTTAATCTATATTATCCTAATACTGATTAAAAGACAATGATGGTTGTTTTTCTATTTCATCATATGTCAATGTTAATATGAAGCAAAAAACAGTGATTCATAACTCAATATCAAATCATATCAGCATTATAAAACAATAATTAAACAGCTATATATCAATAAAATGAGATGATAATTTATAATGAAAAATCAATGTGCAATATTAATTAGTATAACGCTTTTTAGTTTTATCATTAATGGCTCATATATAATCCCTATCCAAAAAAAACTATTTCCCCATAGAAATAAAAATTTCGTTTTCTGTGGTAAAAGGGGGATTGAAAAAATTTTGGATATAGGGGGATTTGAAGCGTGAATATCTCCAAACGGTAGGGGGATTGAAAATACAGTTAATAACAGCGGTCTAGTATTTTAACAATGTTTTGAAGATTTAGAATTGAAAATGAAAATTGATTTAAACGAGTCGGTCATTGGTCGGCACTGTTCGGTTCGGCTCGGCTCGGATAGCTGTCGGCTGTTTCTCAAATGGTTGGCTGACGAATAGGAGCTGTGGTGATGTATGGCGACTTCGAATTCGAACATCCATTGTCGTATGCTTGTTACAAACCGCACTTCTTCTCAAATTCTTATCCGTATTCAGTTTTTATTTTCAACTCTAAATCTTTTTTATTTATTGTCTTTTATGATTTCAAAACAATCTCACCTAAATTATCTTGTTAATTTTAGATTCTACACCGACAAACATTTTATGATTCGTTAATGGTCAGCTATTATAATGTTTTAATCTGAAACTACTTAATACTTCTCATAAAAAGAGATACGATAAACGTATCTCTTTTTATTTTATTTTTATATAATTTTATGTATAAATTATTTTAAAATTACCAATAATATAATAGTAATTCCAATTAAACTTATGAAGGATTTCAAATCAATTCTTTCAGAATTATTTTCCGAATTACTCTCTCCAAAAAAACTCTAAACTCTTTTAGTTAAAAGTTCTCATTCTTGAAAAATCTTTTTCTCCCATGAAAACAAAATTCGATTTCTGTGGAAGGAAGGGGGATTGTTTTCTTGTGATACAAGGGGATTCAAAGATTGATTAATTTCAACATAGAGGGGGATAAAAAAAGAACTATCTTCCGATAGTTCCCTTAACCGCTTCAACAGCTTTCTTGACAAAGCGTTCATGATTAATATGCTTAAATTTAAGTTCTGCTCTCTTATACTTCTTATATACTTACTCCTATTCTCTGTATCCATCATAAATTTCAATGATTTCACTATCAAAATCAATAATTAATTCGGATGTGTTTTCCTCACAGCATTTGGCTAGTTTTTTAAAGTCTGAAATATTGTTGATTTCGATTAATATATCATCTCTGCCATCACGGCAAACAAAGACACCTTTTTCTTCGTCAAAATACTTCTCTTCCTTTTCTTTAAATACTTCCACATTGAAGCTGTCTTTGATTTGAGGGTATTGTTTGAAGAATAAATTTGAATTAATGTAGCAAGTATTGATTAATAAGAATTTCATGACTACCACTCTCCTATTCTAAAGTTTTCATAATAATATTATCAGAGTCAATTACTTTGACAATTTTATAGCTATCACCAAAATTATTCATCAATTCATCTATAACTTGTTTTGGTGTATCTGCTTCAAAGTCAAAGAAATGTAATCCTTCAAGACGTAAAGCACCATATCCATTTGAATTAACACAATATATGATTTGATAGTATCCCATATTAGTTCCATCTTTAAATTGAATAGATACCACATCGCCTTTCTTATAATCTCTCGTTATTGCATTATCGAAATCAACTTTCACATCTATCTCCCCCTTGTTCAAGTTTAATTATATTATATAACATAATCGACAACATGTCAATGAATAAAACTTATCTTTTATCCATATTTAATGATGAATGCAATCCAATAAATGCACAATATAATGAGAATTAAACATTCTATCAGATAATCATTCATCATTTCCATTAAATAATTCATATTTGCAGCACCATCCAATTAGCCAAAAATGAAATATTGCAACCCATTCTTCTTTTTACAAGAGTTATTTTTATTTGGATACACCGTATAAATCACAGTAATAAAAAACTTTTTGTCTTATATAATTTAAAGTTTTTTCATACATCATATCATCAATTAAATATTGTGTTTTTACAAAACAATATTTCTCAATGACATTCATCACCTATCACCTCCTTCATATTAAGCAATTTTATATTCACCTTTATGGATTGCAACGTGTAACTCTTTTGATATGATTACTAAATTCTCAAAAGAGTAATCTTTTCTGTCATGATTACAGTGGTGAACATCCTCATGTTCTAATACCAATCTTCCAACGTAAGACTCTGCGACTAATTTGTGAACAGTGTATGCCTGTTCCTCAAATACACAATAAGGATATTTACCGTAAAACATTCTCAACTCAACACAGCGAACATTATCAATAATCTTAATAGTTTTATTTCTATTAGTTCTAATAACTGAAATAGGTAATGTTGGATGTTTGTATACTTCTCTCTGACGCATTAGTTGATGATAATGGTCTGATTTTAAATACTTACCTCTAATGTGAGAATTAATTCTCTCCTGATTTGTTTTAGCTTCAAGACCTAACTCTCTCGATAATCTTTTGAAGTTTAAATTTTTAATATAATTTTTACGTTTTTTCATCTATAATCTCTCCCATGCTCTTTTATTTTATATTATATATTATAATATATTTTTTATTATAATTCAATATGTTTTAAGTAATATTTCTTATTTATTACAATTACTTCCACTTCGTTTTTACTTAATTCTCTTACTCTTTCAGATAACAAACTATCATTCATTTGTGATAATGAGCTAAGGTAATACATATATCTGTGACAATAATTATCAATCACATTTAATAACATCTGCTCTTTTGTATCATATTCCTTCATTTCTTACACCTCCTAGTGAAAAATACAGCGTGGATTAAGTTCATACTGTTCATCATTTTCTAACTCCATCCAAATATCTTCAAATGACCAATTATTGACCATTGAATATACCGATACATTATCATAAGTAAATACCATTTGTTTCATACTAATTCCTCCCTTACAAATAATATTGTATCATATTATATAAAATAATGCAACAAGAAAAGATAAAAAGATTAGAAATTTAATCTAATCTTTTCATCTTGTAATAAAATACAAAATTTTCAGTTTCAATAATAAGCCTGTAGTCGCCATAGTAATATTTATTCTTGATTATTTCATTTACCGTATTAGTCCTAAAACAATCGTCTGATTCTTTGTAGTGTATTTTTAATGTATAGCGATTGATTTTTGTTGAGATAAATTTCCTTTGCATACTACAATCCTTATACTTCTTAGAAAATACTTTATAAAACCCTATGATGTTTTCCTGTAATTCTTCATACATACACATCTCTCCCTAAAAGAAAAAGTCAGAAATTAATCTAACTTTTCTTGAACATCGTCTTTATATAACGCTCCATTCATTTCTAATAACTCATAGAACAATGGTAATTCTTCTAATAATTGCTGACAGAAATATCGCCATTCTGGAAGGCGGTGTGTTCTACGCTGTTGGTAAATATTCATTAACTGTAAATAGTTAGTAGTGACACGTCCTGTCATCTGCAAACCAGACGGTGTTGAATATAATAATTTTAAATAATTTTCCTTCGTAGGATTTTCATTGTAGTCTTTTTGCAAATACTTTAAATGATGGATGATAATAGGGTCTGTGTATTCATTAAACGCTTCTTCTAATTCAAATTTACTAATACGGTGCATCGTACTCATTGCGGTAATAATATCAATGAAATGATAGCGTTGAAGTTCAATCCATGCTTTATTTGTAAATGTAATATCCATACTAACTACAACACCTTTTGCCCATGACACATGACCACTATTTAGTGGTGCTTTAGTTAATTTCATAGCACGTTTATAATGACGGTTTTCAGTTAAAATGTCATCTATATGGTCTAGTAGAATTTGTGCAACCTCACCTTTCACAGCTTCCTCGCTATAACCTTCAATCATAGCATACCCACTAGCCACTAAAGTTTCTGGTAAATCATAAATTTTGATATTTGTAATTGGTTTCATATATATCACTCTTCCTTTTCCATCTAACAATTAATATACTCGCTTTCCCTTTTCAAACTTCATGCTGTCAATACATAATTCTCCATTGAAACAAATTACATAAAATGTTTTCTTGGAATTAATTAACTTGTTCATCTGTTCACTAACTACATCATCAGTATCCAATTTGCCAATATATTTTGTTCCACCGTCAACTATAATACTATACCAATTCATCATAACCACTCCCAATATATAGTATAATATTTACATTCCTTAATGAGATTTAATTGTCTTAGCTTGTTAGGTTTGTTTATCGAGAAATAATGTTGTTTAGCTTCAAATTCATCATCATACTTCTCTTCCTTAATCTTACCATCTTCTGTAATCCACATTACCCTCCAACGTTCACCACGATATATTTCATCATTACTTGACTTCTTAGTCATATAATTCATCTCCTAAAAGTAATACGGTGAAATTAATCACCGTACATTATTTAGTTTCATACCAAGTATGGTATAAATCAACACATAATTCATCTTTACAGAATGACATAGTTTCTTCTTCAAAGAAAATTTCAATCCCACCGTTTTTTAAATTCATTAATGCGCCACGAATTGCTGTAATATTTTCAAACATTTCTTGAATACTCATTTCTTTTTTCACTTCATTTTCTCCTTCTTCTTTTTCTTTGGGTAAACTTTTAGATGAATTGTCGTATGATTCTAATTGGTCACTTAACCAATTAATATTAATACTTCCTAATTTTGGTTCATTTATAATCATTTCAGATTTATCCCATTTCAACCAACGTTTAATACAACATCCACTTTCAATATGTTTTAATTCCAATAACCAATCTTCATATTCAGCATAATATTTTTTACTTACTATTACATACACATTTCCATTATATAATACCTTTTCTAATCCATCATAAATAAATTCCATATTACTCACACTTCTCCTTTAACCACGTTTCACGTCCGTTTACATAAACAGACAATTCAACTCGTTCATTTTTCTTCGGCTCAATACCATTGTAGTAACGTTCAGCGTCACTTTCTTTCTTGAACAAGTCTTTGCTAATAATCTTTTTAACAAATCCTTTTTTATATTTTTTAACTTTGACACAGAACCATTTGTCTGATTCTGTGCCACCATTTCTTTTACTCACATTCTTCACCTAATACTTCAAATAATAAATCTCTTAAATCCTCTTTACCTTGTGTGTATCCGTCCTCATAAACAACTTCCATGATTTCCATGATAAGCTCTACCTTTTCAGCATGACTTACTGTTGGTGTGTATACAATTCCTTTAATTACATCTTTCATAGTTAAATTATTCATTATTATCTACTCCTTCTAATACGATATTTTTCTCGAAACCACCTTTGATGATTCGTTTATTATATATTTCAGACAACAAACTCTTATCTGTAATACCTCTTAATTCTGCTAGTGCAAATACAACTTCTACAATATCAACTAAATCATCTATCTTTTCAGTGTCAGCAAACTTAGTTGATTTTGTGAATAATTCTTCAATTAAATACCCATATGCTTCTTCGTCAGAAACAACAGTATATTTAACTTTTCTTCCCTGTGATTCGATTACTCATGGTATTTTATCACGAACTATCTTATCATATGGTGTAAACATATCAACCACCAACTCTCCTATATTGTTAAATTAACTTACGATATAAATATATTATATAATATAATGTCCAATATATTCTAATTAATTTTATTTTTTTGAAAAATAATCAATTGTTGAACTTGTAAGTGCTACGAACAAAGCATATATAAACCCAAGCACAGTTATTGCTGTTATGAATAATGATATAAAGCATAGCATCAATATTAATTTAATCATTTCTTAATCTCTCCTAATTCTTAAAAAATCAAAAATATTAACAATGAAATTATAAACCAAATAATCATTGATAATGGAAATACCATTAATGACACTAATGTGAACCCTGTAAACATCACAGCACCACAGATACCACCAAATAACATAGCAATGAAAAACTTTATATTTATCATTTCATTCTCGTTATTACAATTAAAATCATATACAAATTTTAAACCATACATGATACTACTAACGAACCCTACTGAACAAACACTTACCAACATATATCCCATCTCCCTTTTTTATTTTCTCAACACTTATATTATATAATATAAAAACATATATGTCAATAATTTTTCATAGAAAACAACTTATTTTTTATAAGTTGTTTAAAATGAAATTCATGTATTTTTCAAATAATTCTTCGTTTTCGACTCCGTACAGCTTATCATTGATATACCATTTATTATTCATACAGATTATCAACTCAACTTCTGAATCCAACATCATTCGAACACCATCATATTGACCTAAGAACATTTTAAATTCATTGAATGTCTTATCTCGCTGTACATCCAAAATATTCTTCGAAGATTGAAGTCTGTTTAATTTTGCTAATGCTTTATCAAATTCTTTCTCGTTGCATTTACGTCCACTTTTAAAGTAACTCATATTGTGTACCTCCTATAATTCTAAGAATAATGTGTATTCATTTACTACGTCACCGAAATATTGTTCAACGCAATCATTTACAACTTCCGTAAAATGGTTGTGCATTGTAGTTAAATCATTGATACTTACAGTTATCTTGATTTTTCTTCCCCAATCAAACCATTCAGTGTTTACAGCACAAACATCAAAGTGATTATCTAATAATTCATCCAATAACCATTCTTTAAACACTTTTACGTCTTTAGTATTTGGTTTTGGTTTTTCAATCATCCATAAATCCTGTGTAATTTGAGTCACACATCCAAAACATTTTCCATAACCTATGTAACATCTTAATTGACTATCCCATTCAACATAGCTACTATATCCTTTTGAAGATTTACATGGTTCATCTTTATCTGATACAGGTTTTGAAACAATATAAACCTCTTCATTATCATTCATAAATTGCTTAATATTAACTTTCTTTGCAACTTTCCCATATAAATAATCATTCAATGAATCGTTCCATAAAATTTTCATATTATCATTCTCCTTTAATTTGATTATGAATATATTATATAATATAAATCATATAATTTCAAGTGCTAATTATCAATTTTGATAAAATATTTATCAAAATCTTCTAAACTAATTCGTAAAAATATATTTCTACAGCTTATAATAACACTATTTACAGACATTTCATAGTTGAAAATTTTTCCTCTACCAAAGTTCAATGAAGCATAGTATAATCCACCATAGGTAAAATTAACCCACTCTTTTGTTTTACATTTACCATTCATTATGCCACCTCTACTTCTTGTACTTCTTCTAATTTACCTGTGCAAATAGGACAAGTATAGTATTTTTCAAATCGCTTATCATATACCATATTAGTTCCTTGGCAACAAGTAATATGTAACTTATCGTCCTTTTTAGGGTATGACTCCTGTGTATATTTAACCTCTAATGTTTCATCTAAGATATAGCAATATCTATGTTTTTGAGGTCTAGCAATCCATACACCTTGAACATCTTTAGTTGAACCACGTTTATTCTTACTTCCATCTGCTCCATAGAAGTCAGTTTTCTTATCACTTAAACCGAAATACTTAAAATTACATACTTGGTAAATAGAACCAACATGACGTGTACTTTCAGCCAAGCTAATAATAGCTCTAATATTCTTCATCGTCTTTTTAATATCTTTGATTGAATTACCTAATAAGTAACTTGTAGCATTAGTTCCATTTAAAACAGGGTTCATTACTAATCGTGTTAATTCTAAGTAATTATCTGAATTTCTGTTGCTTTCACCAAACCAACCTTTTAACGTAGAAATACCACCTACTGTTCCAAATACGGCACATCCTAATAGTTCATTGCTCTCCTTTTCAAATAAACCATAAGTTACAGTGTGCATAAATTCTTTTTGTTCTAAGTAGTGATATTTCTTAATAATTTCTTTAGCTTCTCTCTTCGTAATAGGTTTAATTTCAAAGATTTCTTTCGCCTTAATTTCACGTTTTTTGAATTGCTCAATTTTATAAATATTCATTTTTCGACTCTCTCCCATATCTCTTTACTTCTCTTATATTATATAATATAAATACTTGCAAAGCAAGTATTATTTTGTATTATTTTGTATTATTTCTAAAAGTTGAATTTGCAAACCGTATCCTCTAATAATTCAATAATCCTAATATCTTCCTCATTAACATCATCTTCTGTAAAGTTGTTATTGTCACAATAATTATTTAGTTGTGTAGAAATATCCATAAGGGTATCATAGGCTTCATTTAATGTTTTTGTTAATTCTGTCATTTTATTAACTAATTCTTTTGGTAATCTATTCACTTTTATCTCTCCCTAGCTTGATAAATATTACACTTTTCATAAATAAAATCCATGCTTTATTCATATTCACTTTCATCAACGTAAGTCCAACCACATTCATCACACTCATAAAAAGTCCAATCGTTAATAGCATCATAGAATCCTTGAACGTGATTATCACATCTATGACACTCCATTTCATCTACAAAATTCATATTAATTCCTCCTATGTGTTTCAAACATCAATTTTAATTACGTTTATACCATAATTTTACTTAAACGTTCTTCTGCGATTTGACAATATTCGTTGCTAATCTCGAATCCAATGTAATTTCGATTTGTCAACTTGCATACTTTAGCGGTAGTGCCACTTCCCATGAAAATATCCATAACAACATCTCCCTCGTTAGACCATGAAATAATGTGGTCGTGTACTAATTGTTCTGGAAATACTGCTGGATGTATAGTTTTATTGTTCTTCTCAGGAGTTATTTCCCATACATTAAACCTCTGACCAAACTCTGCTATCTTTTTACCTTTTGAAGATATTTCTTTAACACTTCCATCTATTTGTCTAACTGTTCCATGTTTTTGTGTCCCTGCATATTTATTTCTTCTATCTTTTATCGGATTAAACGTCTTGCACTTGCCTTTTGTAAAAACAAACATATATTCAAACACATTTCCATATCTAACCTTTAAACTTCCTGTGTCTGTAAATGTCGGTTTTTTCCAAATCATCGTATCTAACACGTTAAATCCAATTTCTTTAAAAAATAAGGCTTGTTTAAAACTCGTTAATGTTTCGCTACCCTTATACGTTTTATCACTAACAATCCAAACAACAACCCCTCCATTTTTTGTGACTCGATATAATTCTTTTGCGATAGACTCAAAATTAAATGAATAACCATTGTATTTGCGTAAATCATCATATGGTGGTGACGTAACTGTTAAATCAATACAATTATCATCAAGCATTCGCATTCCCTCTAAACAATCCATATTATAAATTTTATTTAACTCCATTTCTTCTTCCTCCTATTTATACGATAAAATCTTCGTCTTATTGTATAATATATCTCTTCATTTCTTCTATTTTACATAATTTTATATTATTTATCTTATAAAATCATGAATAAAATTCATCTTTTATCCAAATCTATAACGCTCAACAGCTTCCTCCCCACACTGACAACCATTTTTAAAACCTTCATTATAAGATTTTGCTTTCTCTTCATTGATAATCGAAGCAATAAATTTCGATTTATCATCATTTAAAATATCCTGTGAGCGTAAAACCATCTCAATCATTTCTATATATGTCATATCTATTTCTCTCCCTTTTGTCGTCTAATCACAAACATCTTCTCAATAGCAATTTCACGCTTCCTATTATCTTGTGTACGTGTTACAGGTTGTTCCCATACACACTCAAAATCGCTTGGTGCTTGGATTTCAGAAACTACAACGATATTATGTTGACTCATATCACGAACCCAATCCCAAAACTCATTATGATTAAAGTTTTTACTGATAGAATATTGCTTTGTGTCTTTATAAGGAATATCACAATAAATCAATGCTCCTTTAACATCAGAAAATGACTTATAATCACAATTTATAAAACTAACATCTTTTAATTTCGGTGCTTGTTTTTCTAAATTCCGTTTAGCTTCATTATAATAATCACGCACAGCTCCATTTTTAGCTACAATGGTTTTAGCATAACCCCCATCAAAATAACGACCATTATAACTTGCTAAAAAACCAACAGCTCCAACATACCAATCTTCATATTTACCATTATCTTTGTTCGAGCGAACATCATCATATAAATCTTTCGACACTTCTAATGGCAATTCTCCATTATTTTGAACGTGTTCAAGTAAAGCAATTAGTTTATCATGTAAATCTCCACCAATTCGATTAGAACAACTAATATCATCAATGACATTAGCACCTCCTACGAATGGTTCTATATATGTATCAATTCCATGTACATCAATTAATTCTTGTAAATACGGCACAACGTATTTTTTAATTCGTGATTTACTCCCCATGTATTTCATATTCTTCCTCCTAATACTCTACAAAATGTTGGCTTTATTATATCCACTTCTGAATTTTACCCTCCATAATAAGCTGTAACTAATTCGCTCCACTGTACTAAAACAGTAAGTATTGTAAATGAAGCACATAACAAATAAATACCTAAGTATTTACCTAATCTAATTTCCTTTGACCTAATCAAATCTAATGCCAAAGCAATACCTCCAACGACACCGAAATACATTGTTGAAACAACGATTACAGCACCAAATACAATAGATATAAACATCATACATATCTCTCCCTTATAAAAACTAGAACCATAAGTGGCTCATGTATAGGTTAGAGTTTCTAACCCATGACATCAAACACTTATTGAATATCTATACCGTTAGGGTAATCATAAACAACTGTATCATATAAGAGCGACAACACGATTTCATCCTGTTCTACATCACATAAAATAATACCTACACCATAATCCAAGTGTTTCGTATACAAATCATGTGTAATCCCTGTCGTCCATGACATTAAACTTTCTACGACATAATCCCAAGCTTCGTAATATTCAGTCGTTCCAAAAAGTAATGCGTCATGTGCAAACTCTACATATTTTGACGAATCCAATGTGTAAATTACTACACTTTCTCCCACTTCATATGTAATATCAACAGGAAAATCTTCGCTACCAATATTTTCAATAAGTGACTCTTGCCATTCTTTTGCAACTTCATCTATATCATAAGAATATTCTTCATTTGTTTCTGTGCTGTTAATATTGCCACTTTGACAGCCAAATAGACAAGCACTACAAACTAACATTATACCTAATAAATTATTCATTCTTTTCATATAAATCATTCTCCTTTTATATAACATTATATTTAGAGCTAATTAGCTCATGTATACGGAAGAAATTCTTCCGCATGACATGAAATAATTAATTCAATATTTATATTATATCATATCTTATTCTTCTGTACAATCATCTTCTTCAACTAATTTTGCACTAATTTTTACTTCACTGTATGTTAATGGTTTGATTACCTCTAATAAGTCATATACAGCTTCTTCTGTTACAATGTTCCCACCATCATAAATACCTTTGATTTTCATTGATACAGATTGTGATTTAATTGTGAAATCAATTTCATTTGAGTTGAACATATCTAATAAAACTAATAAATCTGATTTTTCAACATCTGTTACGATTTCTCCAACTTCATTTAACATACCCTTTTCAGTTAAAGTTGTAGTTGTTTTAGTGTTTTTAGTTAATTTTGCCATGTGAATCTCTCCCTTATTCTTGATTACTTTTATATTATATCATATAAACGATATAAGTCAATATGTTTTAAAATATTTTTTTATTTTATATCATATCCCTATCGCTTATACTTATATTATATCATATACACTTTCAAAGTCAACTGTTTTTTTACTTTTTTAAAAATCAAAATCGTCATCATATAAAATACTATAAACTCTATCACTGTCCTTTGAGCCTTGTAAATAACCATCTTTATAAGCTATGATAATTAATGTTTTAATTTTTTCAAATTGCTCCCTACTCATATTATTAATATCATACATAATGCTATAAATTTCTTCTGTATATTGTCTTTGTTTTTCATTTGGAATTTCACACATCTTCATCATTCTCCTTTTATACTAAGATTAAAATACCTGTAGAACATAAAACAAATAATAAACCTAAAGAAATAAACATTGCTCCGACATACAATAAAACAAAGTCGAATGTATCAGCACCGCACTTAATAATGTCTATCATTTGTGAAATGAATGTAAACAATCCAATGGTAAGCAATATTACACCAAATAAACATCCAATAAGTGCTGTAGCACTAATAGTAAACATACATACCACCTCCCTAATTAAATAACTCTCCAACTAACACAAGTATAGCCATACATAACATAAGAGAGCCTAGTGTGAATATCGCAAATTTCCAAAATACAATAACAAACAATAATACTGTGACAACTGTTACATAATCAATAAATCTATTCTTCATTCATTTCATCTCCTTTACAATACTTATTATATCACATATTATATAATATAATCTAGGGTTTTTATTAAAAAAATGATAGTTTTACAACTATCATTTTTTAATATCTTCTACATAGGTAATTAATCCAATTCCCATGAAACATATTAATAAAATCGCTAAAGGGATTGATATAGGAGCTAATACAATCCACCATGACCATGTAACAACACCTGTTAATTTAAGTACGACAAATACAATAGCTAATACTTCTAATACACCGAATCGCAATCCTTGTTTGCTTTCTTTTTTCATTTAATATCATCTCCTTATATCTATATTATATAAAAAAAGATAGAAAATATTCTATCTTTAGTAAAATCTAACATTAACTTTTAGACTATTTGCTAATTTTCTCAAACTATCTTCAAACGATTTAGTAGCTTCTATCTTAATTTCTTCTGTTATAATATCTTTTTTAATATCTTTAATAATCTTTTCTTCAAGCTGTATCTTCACTTCATCTGATTGTATTTTGGATAAGAATGAATAATCTGACTCAATCTTCTTATTATCAGTTTCGATAGATAAAACTTTAAATTCTTTTGGTGTAATTATAATAATTTCAGTACCGCCATCAACAAATACTACATCTTTCAAATCAATACCAATTAGAACTTTATAGTCTAATGATACAACTGTTTCAGTATTCGTGAGCCAACAATTCCATCTACCTTTACAACTATCATATTCAATAGAAGCCGTTCCTGTTGTTTCTGTCAATACTAATTGTCCTATAGCTCTGATTTCTTCAATGGTATTATCTAGCTTAATATTATTATTCACAATAGGTTCTGTATTTACAGTTCTATTTGTATTTATTTTAAATCCAATAGCTAATACTAAAGCAATACCACCTAATAATAATTTATTCATATCATACACTCTCCTTTATATTATACAATATGAAATAAAAGAGGAAATTATTCCTCTTTTAGTATTAATCCATAAGTTTTTTCAAAAATTTCCTCTTTGCATGAATAAAATTCACCGCAAATGCCCTTAATAATATAGTCGCCACGACTAGCGACCATATCTCCCTCTAGTGTTTTGACAATTAATTGTAATCCTAATGTAGAATCGCTTAAAATTTCAACTTTGAACTCCACGTTATCATGTCCACAGAACATTTCAATCTCACCACGATTAATTCCATTCCACTGAACAACTTCGACTACTATTGATTTTTTACGATATTTTTTAATCATCTTAATCTCTCCCTAGTTGTTTAATAAATAATATGTTCCAATACAAATTGAATCAGCAACATCATCACTTACATCAATCCCATATCTATCTAGTACATATTGTTTTGAAGCACCTTTTAATTCTTCACGTTTTTTACCTTTAATTCCCAATCCTTTTCTCCATGTACTACTATGAACTACTTCATAAAATACACAATGTTTATGAGCGACTTCCAACAATCCTCCCATTAACTTATTCAAATCCCCAAAAGTTTTTTGATTGACTTGCTTCTGAACGTCCTCTAAAATAATTAAGTCAATTTTTTCTTCTTTGATGATTTCTTCAACATGGTCACATAAAGAAAACATCTTCTCTACCATACTATTACCTTTAACCCTTATGCAACAATGCCATAATAACTCAAATCCTTCTTCATTTGTTTCAAAAACTGATACACCTGTGCTTGTTGCTTGGTCTAATACTAAAATTTTAGTCATCACTATCTCTCCCTACTTCTTATAATCTGTCGTTCCAATAATCAGTAAATTCTTCTTGTTTTTCATTACTCCATTGTTTCATTTTTTCATTATATTGCTCTTTAAGATAGAACGGACTTAATTCGATATATAACCATGTATCTTTTATCCATAAACAATCAATTAATTCATGTAACTTATGTTCATCAATAGAGTCAAATTCATCCAAATCATCTTCATCTAATGGAATTTTATATACATTGTTATCTCCATCCTCCCACTCGTCAATAAAATATACAACCCAATCATTAATCTTGTTTTCTAATTTCATACCAAATCACTCTCCACATTGATATTCTAATTCAATTAATAACCGTCTTAGTTCAGTAATTGAATTGTTTAACTCAATCAAATCATTCATAATATGCTTCTGTCGTTTTTCTGCGATAGCAATACTTAAAGCAACTGTAATACATTCTAATCTTTGTAATTCTAACATAACCGTATTATTACTTGGTCTTTTATCACTTTTCCATAACTTAGACATATTATCATCCACTCTCTTATTTATTGTAAGCTATTAATCTTTTTCTGAATTTTCTCCATAGCACGTTGTCTACGTCTACAAACAGCCGACACTGTACTATCTAATCTTTCAGCAATTTCTTCATAACTCAATCCATCTGTTGCCAATAAACAAAACGTCTGATATTCTTTAGGTGTACAAACTTCTTTTGCAACTGTCCACATTAATCGTCTTTTTTCATCTTCAATGTAATCTCCTTCAATATTAATACGATTATCACTAATAATCTCGTGTAGTGTTATCATATTATCATCAGAACCATCATTCATTTCAGAATCAAAACTTCCTTCACCGTTTTTGATTGACTTCATTGTTTGACGTAATCCAACTTGGACAGCTTGGCGAATTTGATAAAATACGTGTGTTGTAAATTTTGATTTGTCTTGGTCATAATTATTAATAGAATTCAAAATAGCAAATACACCTTCACTATACAAATCTTCAATTAAATCATTACTCATTGTTAAATCATTATGATATTTGTTAATAAACTTATGAATCATTGGAGTGTAGCGTCTAATCAATTCGTTTTTAGCTTCTTCACTACCTTCTTTAGCGTAAACAACTACCATTTCATCAATCATATTTTTAAACATTCGAAATCCCCCTATATTATATAATAAATTTATTAATATCTTAGAATTAACCAAAGATATTTAATTATAGCAATGAGAAGTGATTTACAATGTCGATATTCGAAGAATTTTGTCTATCCTTGCTCATTGCTATAATTATATTATATAATATATTTTTATTTTTGACAAGTATTTTTTGCATATTTAACATTTTTTATTGTTCATTAAATTCACAATCTTTTGTATTAACTTTAATTTCATCTTCATCAACCATATTACTTTCTCTTGCTGTTTCTAACAATACTTCATTAGAAGCAAGATAATAATTATATGTTTTGGCAATCCATTTCAACATACGAACTGTTTTAAACATAGTGAAGATTGTCACACTGTTAAGTAATTTATCGTAATCTTCTTTTAAAGCGTCTAACATTCTTTGATTTCCAATTAGACTTGAAAGCAATTCTTTTCTTGCTTCCTCTCTCAAACGTGTATATGTTGTTGTTTGACCGTTGTTTTCAAATTCTTCAATGGCTATATTAAATTTCTCAATTACCACTGTAACTTTTTCATCTACAGCTTTCGATAATTCTAAAAACATTCTTTTGTTCATATTAATCTCTCCTTTACGTTATTATTATATTGTTTAATATAATATATATTCTAAATTATTTTTGTTTAAAAAAAGAAGTAACCTATAGATAGGTTACTATTCTTTTTTAAAATGCAAGAAATAAATATAGTAGAAATACTACAAATGACATAGCTGTTAATATTGCACTTAACATACCATTAGTTCTATTTGATTTAAACCAAAATCTAGTAGCTATTAAATTGAGAATAGTAGCTAAAAACCAATAAATTGTACAAAGAATCACCGAAAACATTGTTTTTCCTCCTATTTTTATGAATAAAAGTTAAATTTTATTCGCATTATTTAATTTGTATTTTCACTACACTTATATAATATCATATGCAACACATAAAATCAACTTTTTTATAAAAAAAGATTAGAATTAAATTCTAATCTTCATATAAAACAATTTCATTTTTTTCTAATGTTTCTTGTACTGATATAACACGCTGATTTGAGCTTCCTACCCAATGTTTTTCTGGTGATAATAAATCAATTTTGAATTTTCCGTCACATAACACATCAATAGTTTCAAGAATTTCTTTCTGTGGCATTTCCATTAATTCTTCATATGTGTACCCTGTCCATAACCATTGTGTCTTATTCGGAAAATCTTTTCGTAACTGTTTAGATAATTCAATAATATCTTTATAATTTTTGTAACTTAGAGGGTCACCACCAGTGAATGTAATTCCAGAAATATATGGATTACTTAATTCTTCATAAATTTCTTTCATATGATTTTCATTAAATAATTCTCCTAAATTCTCATTCCAAGAATAACCATTGTGGCAGAAAGGACAACTATGTTCACAATGAGAAACCCATAAGATAATTCTGCAACCCTCTCCATTGAGAAGGTTGCATTTGTCAATATTCATTACTCGCATTTTTCATTTCTCCTTACATTGATTTACGGTCTGCAATTTCGTCCATTTTAGCGTCATTTAAACGTGAATCGCCTTTAACTTTAGAATAACTTAAATATCCATTCATACGGTCAATTTTAGTTAGATTGTCAGAACCACATTTAGGACATACGTGCATATCTAACTCTTGATGACCACAATCATCACAATATGATAATGCTAAGTTTACACCTTGATAATATCCATATCCCATACCACGTCTTAAAATATCTTTAATAGCTTTTAAGTTGTAGCTAATAGGATATTTAGTATAAGTAATACGTCCACCTGTTGATACATGGAATAAATCATATTCACCATCTTGTTTTTCAAAAGGTGTAACATCTTCTGATACATGAAGATGAAAACTATTTGATACATATTTCTTATCAAAAATTCCTTCAATTAATCCAAATCGGTTTTTGAATTGCTCTACTTGTAATCCTACGAGGCTCTCGGCAGGTGCGCCGTATAGAGCATATAACCAACCATCTTCTGCTTTAAACTCTTTAATCTTTTTATCAACATAAGTTAATACTTCCATAGCAAATGAATTATCTTCACGTAATGATTTTCCATTGTGTAATAAACATAATTCATTCAATGCTGTATATCCGAAACTTGCTGTCATAGGTTTTAACATATCTAAACCAATTTTATCGTCATATTTTAAGTTACCGTTTAAGAAACCGCCTTGTGTAAATCCTAATGGATTTGTACTAGCTTTTAAATTTGCAATATGTTGATATGTACGGATATGAATTCCACGAATCATTTCTAAATAATAATCTAATAATTCATAGAAATCTTCACCTGTTACTTTAGACTCTTGATAAATCATACATAAGTTTAATGTGATAGCACCAACATTAAATCTCCCAACAAAGATAGGTTTATCATCTTCATCCATTGGTGTCATTCCACCACGCTCATACCATGGAGAAAGGAACGCACGACACTAGAGGTAATCAACCTCTACGGACTATATCTTCAACTGTACTACTATTACCATAGTATAGTTGCGTGGCACTTCCATCCTACGAATTTCACGTAAGATGTACTCTACTCGTTTACTCAATAATGTCTTTCTCATTATCTACACTTTCGATAGCCTCTCGACTTTTCAAGTATTCTTGACTTAGCACAGGATTCTCCATAAGGCATTCCCTGTTAGCCTATTAATTAACACTCATTTCCTAGTGCTACTTAAACGTTTAATAGACACCCTAGTTTTCTAGGTTCACCACGTTTTACATGAGCAATCTATTCACCCATTGGTGACACGATTCGACCATATTTTTGATACATTTCTGGTACATATCCATCACCACTTAACGATAACCAGTCTGGGTACATGGATTTACTAGAGCATAATACAGCTTCATCAAATAAATATTCCATCTTTTTACCTTCACCATGAACAGCTTCATCATAGAGGAAAACTAATTTCCTTTATACCCTCTCTTTCGAGATACTTTAACACTGATTTAACAGTGGGAGTAGACTATATCTTTATCTTCTAAATAAGAAGATAGATGGTGCTTCGGAATAAGGATTTTCACCTTAAACCTACTTCCTTGCGGAATAGTCGTTAGACTACTTACTCAACTCAATTATATTTCCAAATAAATCCATAACTTGTTTTCGTTCTTCCTTTTGCACAATTAGAGATAGCACTTAGAGAAAATCCTGTTGAATTATGAGCTTCTGTTACACTATTATATTTTGCAATAAACTGTCCATCTAAATCATATTGACTAATTTCCTTATACAAGTTGACTTTAGGTGCTTTCCTAGCTTTCAGCTGAATATCTGTAAGCACCCTATTTCCTTTATCATATCCATATTTATTATTATATGAATAATTACACCACTCTAAATTTTCAACATGACAATTTAAAGGATTACAGTCTTTATGATTTACTATTTCACATCCATCAACAGGTTCTAAGAATGTTAAGGCTACTAATCTATGCACTAAAAATTTCTTAGATTTACCATCAATTCTTAAAACTATCACTCTATATCCTTTATTATTGATGTAATCCTTTAATATCTTATCGGTTTCATTTCGTTTGATATTACCGTATTCATCAATACTATATTTTCCATTAGTTATTTCAATATTTTTAAACATTATATCAACCTCCTTATAATAGGAGTTGAGTAAACAGCACAGGATTACCATATCTTCCGACTTAGGCTTCCCCTGTTAGCACAATCATTAATCATCATTTCCTATGACTACTATACGTTGATTGCACACCCTATATTTATAGGTTCACCATCTTTTCATAACATATCACTACATTATGCCCCTAATGTATAAGGGAACAGCATTTGACGTTTGAATCCTTCTTTACCTTGTCCTTCACGTCTTACTTTTAAAATTGTTTCAGATACCATGCGTTCAAATTCAGACTCACCAACACCGAATGAGAATGTAGTAAAGATATAATCACCACGACTAGAAGCTACAGTATTTAATTTAATTTCTAAACCTTGAATACCTTGTTCTAATTCTCTACGTACTTTTTTCATTGCATATTCATGTACTCGTTCTTCTGATACAATTTCAATACCATTTTCAAGTAACATTTTAATGTATTCTTCACGATATTTTTTATATGATTTCTCACAATATGGAGCTAATACTCTATCAATCTCCGCGACAGTGTAGCCACCGTAGCCTTGTGAAGCCATTGACATGATAATATCACCTAATACATCACAAGCTGTATCTAATGATTTTGGCTCATTATACCACACGTTACCCATTTCAAATCCACCTTTCATGATGTTTGAAACGTCAGCTAAACAACAGTTCATAGCTAATAAACGGTCACGCATATCATGTACATAAATGAATCCATCTTTACAAGCACGTATTTCTCGGTCTGTTAAGAATGTTTTTTGATATAATTCCTTCATTAACACACCTGTAATTAAACTACGTTTTGTTGATACTAATGAACTATCAGCATTACTATTTTCTTTATCTCCAATATATAATACTGACTGTGCTTTTTGATATACATTATCTAAGATTGATACGAAATCTGTTTTGTAGTTACGATAGTTACGATATGAGTCAGCTACAGCTTTATCAATAGTTGCTAATACCATTTCGACCACATTATGTAAGTCTTTAACATGAATCGTTCCATTAAAACGTTCTTCGATTACTACCTTTACACCATTTTCTAATTCTTTTAACTGTTCTTCTGTAAATTCAACTAAAACTCGTTCAGAGCTTTTCTTAACAGCATTAAATAATTTGTCTTTTTTAAATTCTTCGATTGTGTTATCTTTTTTTACAATTTTAATCGTTTGCATTGTACCATTTCCTTTCTTAGTATTATTATATATTATATATTATATAATATAATAGAATATATATTCTATTATATTATAAATTACTAACAACATAATCACATAATTGTTTTTTGCTAATACCACTATTGTTAATTACTTCCACAGGAATATGTTTTTCTCTCAATTCATCTGATAATAACATATATGTTCGTTGTTGCTTCAACGCTTCATCTACTGTATGCTTTACGTATTCAAACTTATCACGTCTACCTAAACGTCTTTCATATTCGTTTGGATTTGAAGTTAAAATAATCACCTTAACATCATAATAATATTGTAACACTTCTAATTTATATGTTAATATTTGGAAGTTTTCAGAATTATTATAATCCTTTTTACCTAGACGATTATAGACCTCATTACTGATAAATGAACGACATAGGATAAAGTTTGAATTAAACATTCTTGAATCCATAATCATATTCAACATATTTGCATGGTACATATATGAATTATTTTTGTTATCATTCCCAATAGATGAAAGACTAAGCATTGTCGTATTTTTCATATTTTCACGTAAATTATATGCTAATGAGCTTTTACCACTCCCAATCGCACCTTCTACGATAATTAATTTTGGTTTTTTGTTTTCCATACTTATCATCTCCTTTACATATGATATTATATAATAGAAAATGGTTGAAGTCAACCATTTTTCTATTTAATTTTTGAAATTTTAGTTATAAATTCTTGCATAGAATTATAATCTTTTTCCCAACCATTCGCTGTTTTAAACGTTTTTGGTCTTAATTCAGTTTCTTTAACATTGATAATATCATTAGTAGTTACTTCTAATTCCTGTAGAATATTCCCACTGATTTTATATGTCATATTTTTACCTGTTCGTAGATAATAAATGTTAATCCATTTAGTTGCATAATTTCCATCAATTCCTGTCACAACTCCTACAGATGGCTTGATGTTTTCATTTTTGTAACTAATATAACCTAAGAATTCATTTTGAGCTTCTACAATTTCTTTAATTGTGAATTCTTTATCATCTAATTTTAACATTTCTTCCTTGATAATATCAATACGTTTTGATTTTGTTTCTAGTTTTAATGTCTTTTTATATTTTTTGCTGAATAAGTCATAGATATTCATTAAATATTTACCTTTACCATAATCACTAAAGAACCCTAATTGAATTAAAATCTTCATTTGACGTGAATTTACAGACGTTGTTTCGGCAATATCAACTAATAAATCGACAAATCTTTCACCATTTTTCTCTAATGTCTTATGTTGCTCACAATTTGCTAACTTATATAACTCATTCGCAACCGTTTCATTCATAAACTTAATACTTTTTAATCCTTTATAGATTACTTTATTTTCTAAATCATATGAATATTTTGATTGAGAATATCCAAATTTAATATCAGATAATTCAATGCCAAAATAAGGTAACTCACTAATTAAATCATGTGTAATTTTTTCATCACCTTCATTGATATTTAACGCAACTGAATAGTATTGAACAGGATAATTAGCTTTCAGATACGCACCATATAAACTATCATATGCTACTGATAAACTATGACTAGAGTTAAATCCATATGCACTAGCGTCCTCAATGATTTTCCATACCTTTTCAGCGTTTTCTTCTGAACCTGTCTTAGCTGTAAATCCTTCAACAAACTGACTTCTTGTTTGCATGATTACATCTTTTTTCTTTTTAGAAACAGCTTTGATAATACCATACGTTTCATCTTCTGGAATACCAGCATATACAAGAGCAGACATAATGTTTTCTTGATATAAGACAAAGTTCATTGACGTTTCAAGTAATTTATCAAATTCTGGAATACCATAACTAAAGTCTTGACGGTTTAATAAGTATGACTTCATACTCTCAAATGAAGGACGAATACCAGCTACAAAGTGGGATAATTCCTCTACGTTCTGTGGTTTATATTGCATTACTTGTAATTTAGATGATTGTGTTGATGTTTGGTTTAATGTAGCTGTGATTCCATCTTCATATAATCCCCAAACCTTTTTATCATTCATTGTCATCTGTTTTAAGTCTTTGATTGAGTCAATAGGTTTACCTAATTCTTTGTACACCTCTGAAATCAATAACCATACAGAAACCATTAAATACCTTTATACCCTCTCTTTCGAGATACTTTAACACTGATTTGACAGTGGGAGTAGACTATTCCTTATACTTCACCTTTACGTGGTCAGTATCACCTATTATAGTCGTTGAAGGTCTACAAATAACATAATGTGTTATTTATATTTCCATGCTAATTATCCATTGCACAAACACTTAGGATTTAACCTTATGCCATCCTATTTCTTTTTTCTGCTTTCGCAACATTCACGCTCATTGTTTCCAATCACGTTGTAGTGAAATAGGCTTTAGGAACTTCTAGCAATTTAAGGTGTAATAATACGCTATATTTCTATATCGCACGACTATTTTATTAATCATTTTTTAAATACTTCCACTTATCCGCTGTATTCTTATCAATCATTGCACAATAAGCGTCACCAACTTTAATGATTCCAATTTCTTCTCGAATATCACCACTTAACAATAAAAATCCACATGGATTAGGTGAAGCACTCTCAATCACATCACCAATAGCGTCTACTTTTTTAAATAATTCTTCATATTTACTTTGTTTTCTAGCTCCATCAATATCTTTTGTAATCTCATTTGATTCAGTAGGACTAATATCCATAGCACGACATACGTTTTTAATACGTGCTTTTTCCTTCTGTTCTCCAAATGAAATCATAACATAACATCCATGCTCACCTAAATACTCTCTTGTGGCTTCAACAAATGGTGTTTGGTCTACTAGATTGTGGTCAAGGTCAGGGAGTGAGCGTGTTTCTAAGATACGTGATTTACTCATAAAACGTGTTGGATATAACTCAATCTTCTCTTCTAATCTATCAATATTTGTAAATCCTAATAATTTATTGATTAAGAATGATACACCAGAACCACGTCCTGTTTGAGTTAAAATTCCACCTAATTCTTTTGCACGTTTGATGATGTAATAATTATCTAAGAAGTAATCCTCCATCTGTGTTCCTTCGATAATGTCCATCTCAAATCTTAAAGCGTCAAAGTATTTTTTTCTATCTTCTTTAGGTAAATGTCCGTATTGTTTTTTGAATTCTTCATTGACAACATCCTTTAACCTCTTAACCTTTTGCTCATGTGTATCATTTGGGAACAATGTAGGCATTTTAATATCATCTTCAAATACAAATTGTTCGGTTTTTTCTTCGATAATCAATGTATTCTCGATAGCTTCCTTTGTTTGTTCATCACTTAATACACCTTGAATTTTGTAACGTTCTACAATTTCATCATATGTTGGATAATCAATTTGGAATAAATCTTCATCACCATAGTTCATACCCTTACCTTTTAACAGAATGCTACGATTTTCTTTATCTTGTTCCGTAATAAAGTGAGTATCACATCCATGAATTAATTTGATTCCATATTTTTTAGCCATCTTCAACATCAATTCATTATGCTCAATTTGCTTACGATGATTATGTGATTGAACCTCTAAGAAGAAATTCTCACCAAAATGATGATGTAATCTAATAAGAATATTTTCATTAATGCCAACTCCAGCAACACAAGCTGTTGTTACGATAAAGTTTTTTGGGTCTAACTTAGAAATAATATCAAAATCAAGTCGTGCTTTATAATAATACCCTGTCATATTAGCTTCTGATAAAGCTAAATTTAATTGCTTTAATCCTTTATGATTAAGAGCCATGATGACAATATGATAATTTGTTTTATCCTTTTCAAATCTATCCTCTACAAAATATGCTTCTGCTCCGACTAATAACTTTAATCCATTCTTTTGACATACTTCATATGCTTCTAAGATTGAAGTCATTCCACCATGATAACCATGCTCTACGGTAGATATTGAAGTGTGACCTAATTCTAATGCACGTCTAACATAATCGTGAACAGTTAATGTACAATCAATAGTAGCAATATTTGAATACTTTGAATGTCTATGATAATTTGTATATTTTTTCATTCTTCATCTCTCCTTTACATATTATATTATATAATAAAAAGGTGGGAATGTCCACCTTTTTTAAAATAATATTGTATAAATTACACAAGAAAGAGCCATAATAAACCAAGAGAAGACAAATGTGAATAAATACATTTTTTCTCTAATACTATCAATAAAGAAATAGATGATAACTAACAATAAAATAATATATAATATTATTTTTCATCACCTTTTCTATCAATTAATACTTGAATTAATTTAGCTTTTAAATTAGCTAAATCTTTATATTTACTTGATTTTCTCAATCCTAGTCCTTCTAATATCAACATCTCTCCATTGACCAAATTTAAAACTCTACGAATGTCTTTAATTTCTAATAACATATCACATCATCCTTTATATTTCATTTGATATTCTTTTAATGCTTGACACTTATTGCACACAGAGCAAATATTTGTACAATAGAAGCTAGTACCCTTGTTCACTTCCTTAGCTTCCCATGTATCATATTGAGTCAGCGATTCAATCTCTTTAATCGTTTCAAGAACCCAAGATTTACAATACATCTTAGTAACTTCATTGTATGGATATTCAACAAATGCGTCCTCAAATTCTTGACCATCTTCCAATTCTCTACGCTCAATCATTTTCTTAGTACGTTTACCTTGAACCATGCAATACTTCAACATCATCCATTTAATATCTCGTACTACATACCCTAGTTCTTCTAGTGCTAAACCATATAAGATTAACTGATTAGCGTTCTTTTCTAAATCCTTCTTAGCATATTTGCTTGATGTTTTAAAGTCAATAATAGAAACAGTTCCATCCTCATTATGAATAATTAAATCAATAAACCCTGTCAGTTTATGACCTTCTAATTCAAGTGAAATCTCCTTTTCAACTTCAAACTTAACACCTTGTAATGGTTTAAAGTTTCGTAAGCAATGATTGATATTCTCGACATATTTACTCTTAATGTTATCATTCACAAATTCAATACCGAAAATCTCGCATTCATCCACTTTATCTTCTAACATTTCAACACGCTTTTCAACATCAATATCTTTACCGCTTTGAATATTTTCTAAAATCTCATGAATTTCCGTACCAATCTCGCTGTAAATATTCACACGCTTTTCTGATTTCATCTCATAAGATAACCAATAAGCATGGCGACAATCATTAAATAATTTTAATCGACTAAAACTATATACTGTTTCCTCTTTATTCATTCTCTACACCTCTGTACCATATAATATTATTTTTAATTAATTCACTAAATACCTCTTTGCCTAAATCCGTAGGTGAACACTTTTTACCTAATAATCCACTCTTATCAAGGATATATCCCACTTCGACATTAGGTAGAATACGTTTAATCTTCTTACATTCATCTTCTAACACATCCTCCGTAATGTCTGTATCATATCCAATGATAATTTTATCAACATCATACTTCATCAATCTTATTTGTTGTTCACTGATAGAGTGACTACCCACAGAAGCACAGCGATTAAATCCAAATGAGTCACATTGCATTGTTGATTTTTCTGATTCAAATAATATGATAGTTCTTTTTTCTAAGATTTTGTCACGATTTTCATAATATCCGTATAGATGATTTGTTTTTTTAAATTTCTTTAAAGCGATATATTTATAATCACCACAATCATCATCATTGTTACGTCCTTTAACACCAACAACTTCACCTTCGGTATTTCTCCAATTAATAGTAATATAGTGATTTTGGAAATCATATCCGACACTAAATTTCATTTGAGTTTTAATACTAATCCCATCATCTAAGAAACGTTGATTCGGTCTTTTTGAATATACCTTCAAATCATCTTCACTGTAAACATGGTCTGTAACTTCTATCTGATTTCCAATGAATTTTCTAAAAACACCACCGAATAATTGTTTCCTCTTAACTTCAACCTGTTTGGCTTCACCGCCAAATAATGAACTAAGATAATTATGTACTTGATTAAATGTTTGTCCACTATTCCAACACAGAATACTATAAATATCTCCCTTTACGTTTTTACTCCAAATCGTTGAGTAGAGATTATCAAGATTAATTACAACAGATGTAGGGTTACTATCCTCGCTATATCCACATCTAATTTCTTTTCCTCCAAACTCTTTAATATGAGCAAATCCATAATGTTCGAGTGCTTGAATTAATAGATTAGTATTGTTTATTAAATTTTCCTTTACCTTATCTGACTTCATTTTTACCACTCGTTTCCTATACACTTTCAATAATATTATATAAAAATATTACAACATATATTCTAATATTTTATATAATATCATACATTTTTTAAAAAATCAATAGTGAAAAAAAGAAAACCTAGAAAATCTAGGTTTAATTTCTTTGAGAATCTGGATGTACCGTACAGTAACCAATCTCATAATATGTTGCTGTTTGACCGTTGAATTGATACAAGATATAAATTCCATCTTGACCGTTACGACATTTATCAACATATAAAACTAAATAACGTTTATCTTTATCAAGTTTGATTTGCTCTTTATATGTTTTACCTAATGCTTCATCATATTTCCAACGATAAGGCTTAACATCATATTTCTCCCCTGTATATTCATCAGCGTGTAAATAACGGAAGATAGCGTGATTTGATAAAATCTCTTTGATTTGTTTACCTTGTGATAAATCCGCACCGCTTAACTCACGTTTATTTGAAGCGTACTGTGCGATTTGGAATGTTAAAATTAAACCTTGTTTGTTCTTTTGACAAGCAATATCTAATTTTTTACTATCTTCAATGATTGTTGCCCATGCACGATTATCAGCACTATTACTAGCTTTCATTGTATCGAACACTACAATACGACTACCCATCTTGTTCCACTTATTCATGATACGGATGATTGTATCAATATCACCATCACAATACTTAATAAACACTAATCTACCCTTTAATTCAGTATTTACATACTTCTGAACTTGACGTAATACTTGCAAATCTTCTTCTGTACATTTACCTTTTAACATTTTTTCACGACTTAATTTATAGTATTTGAATTGACGTGTTGCAATAATAGAATATAACATAAATTTGTATTGTTGATATGATAACTCATTCGAGATTAATGTTACAATCTCACCTTTTTCAATCATTGGATATAGGATGTTACTGAATGTAAATGTTGATTTACCATTACCAGACGGTGCTGAAATCTGCGTAGTCATTCCCATTGGAATACCGTAGAAAATGTCATTTAAGATTTTAGCATATTTTTCAAATGTTACAGTTTCAATAGCTTCACCATTAACAATCATATCAAATTCATCATCAGCGAAATATAACTCATTTACTTCCATATTTTTATTAATACTACTTTCATCTGAAATACTATTGATTAATTCTTCAACATAGTTAGCCATTAATTGTGAATCATTCATACCTTTAATCTTTTCAAATTCACTTGCTAAACGCTTTTGCATTAAGAATAAGTTAATCATGTAGTTTGATTGTAATAACTTATCATAATACGTTTCAAAGTTGCTTACGTTCATCGTCTTAGCTGTATTAATAATTTCTCTTACTCCACCATATTCATTAATGATTTCTTTTAAAGTTGGATAGTCCTCTAGGTAAGTTTCAACTGTAACTCGGTCAAATTCAACGATACCATTATCAACCATCTGTAACCCTAGTTTATATAAAATCTTACTATCTTCATTGATTAATTCATTATTGTTAATTTTGTATTCCATGAATAGTTCGGGATTTTTCCACATTGACAAAACCACACGACCTTCAATAGTTTCACGATTTTCTAAATATTTTGATGGTACTTCATTTACATTAATTTCCATATTAATCTCTCCCTTAATTTGATTACATTTATATTATATAATATAAAATTTTGAAAGTCAACAACTTCTTACAAAAAATCACGAATACTCTTTCTTTTTTTAGTTGTACGACTTACGCTAATAGGTTCATCGAATGTAACAAATGCAATTCGTTCTTCTTGTTTCGTCTTACGCTGTAATTCCTGTTCTACATCTTTCTCTACAGAAGCAAATACGTATTTAGCTTTGATTGTACTGTTCGGAAACGTCTTTTTAGATATGATTTCTGTCAATTTATAGCGTTTTTCGCTCAAAATTGTGAATAAAATCTGTCTTTTATTTTCATCAAAATCATCCTTTAATCTGTTTCTAATGTATCCATTAACGGTCTTACCCATAGTCTTAACACCGATAATAGATTTAATCATCGAAAAGATTTCTTTATCAAGAATTTCTTCATCACTCGTAACCTCTTTACAATGCTCACAGCAGAAGTAAATCTTATCTCCTGTTTTTAATTCAACTTCAATAGATTTTTCCATATACTCTTTCGTACCACATGACTCACAAGTGATAACTTTTCTTCTAGCCATATAACTCAACTCCTTTGATTATATTATATACCAACCAAACCAATAAGTCAAACATTTTTTCTTTAATATTATATAAAAAAGATAGGAATATATTCCTATCTTTTGGTTAATTATTTAATTTCAGAAGCAATTCCTTTTAATGATTCAAGTGATAATTCTTGTAATTTTTGAACACCATTAGAAACTAATACATTCTTAATCATTACCTTTTGTTCTTTTGTTAATTCTTTATATGATGACATAATCATTTCTAAAATTGTTTCCTTTAATTGTTCTTCACTTGCTTGTTGTTCTGCTTTTTCAACATCTTTGATTAATTGTTCTGTTTTTTGTTCATGCTCTACTTGTTGTTCTTGTTGGATTTGTTTAACTTGTGTATCATCTAATTTACCACCAACTTGTTTTTCTAATTCAACTTTGATAGCGTCATAAACTGTTTTGATAAAACATTCTGCGTCAAATTCACAAGCGTCAGCAATAGAAGGGAAATGTGATTTACAATCAATAGCATATTCATCATCTCGGAACACAATAATACGAGATTCATCTGTTACAGTACCAACAGTTTTCATTACTGTTTTACCTTTTGTACTATTGAAAGCATCTCTTACTTGCTTCATATTATCGAATGAACGTCTAATATATGCTGTACCAACGATATTAACTTTATTTTTAATTGCATTGTAATATTTTGCTGGTAAGTCAGATGTTAATTGTTCAAATTCAATATTACCCATTTGGTCTGCTTTAGCTTTGCGTTTTGTATGACCATTTATCCAAATCCCGTAGCTGAAAGTTCGTAATTTGAAGATGGTTTTTACTACTAATTCAACTACTCGATTTTCACCAGCTTGGAAACCACCATATGCTGATTTGATTGTTGAAACTTGTTTATTCACATCAACTGTATCATTATACTCTTCGATAACATATTCTTCTGCTAAATCATAAATAGTATCTAAAGTGTCAAATCCAATTACTTTAATATGCGAATAAGCTCCATTACGTCCTTTGCATAATTCATCTACATAGTCAATTAAATCTTGGAATGTTTGAGCCTGTAAGTAATTCGCATTTGGAATATGATGTGGTGCTGGTTCGTTACCAATGTTAATCATTAATCCACCATCTTCACCATATAATTTAGTAGTTACATCATAGAATAAAGTCGTTTTCCCTACTCCACCGATACCATTTAATAAAATTGAATAGTTACATAAGTCTGCTTTAACTTGATTTTTTTTGATTGGTAATGCCATATTTATCATTCTCCCTTATAATTAATATGTTTCGTTCTTACAATAATATTATATAATCAACCAATCAAATATATTCTAACTTTTTTTATTTTTTATGAATAATCTGTTTAATAGTTGTCAATAATAATACTGTAAGTAACTTACAAATATATTATATAATATACACTCTCTTATGTCAATAAAGATATATAAAAAAGATTAGAAATTTCTTTCCAATCTTTAATTGACAACTTCCCACGAAAACTCTTTATTACATTTTTTTTCCTCGATATAATTGACAGCTTATATAATGACTATTTTTATTAATAAATTGACTCGCTTTAGCCATTGTGTCGAACTCTCTTTCCTCTCCTGTTTCCATTCTTCTAATCTTTACTCTAGTAGATGTTTTTATTAAATTATTCTTAAAAGCATGATTAACATTTTCTTTCTCACTACACCATTCTAAATTTAAAACATTATTATTTGTAGGTTCTCCATCAATATGATTTACTTGTGGTAAATTAAGTGGATTTTCCAAAAATGCTCTTGCAACTAATCTGCTGACCAAAAATGTTTTTTCTTTACCATCTTTCCATATTTTAACTCTAGCGTCGTATTTCTCACTTCGAACTCTTTTTTGAAATTTCTGCTTAATAATTCTCTGCTTCCATTTTCTAATTCCATGACGCTCCGTATATGTAACTTTGTCTTTATGAGTCCTAATTCTCCCTAAATTACTCACTTCATATAATCCTCCATATCCAACAACATCTTTCCAAACTTCTCCTTCTAAATCTTCCAACTGTAACCATCTTTCACTTCTCTGAGTAAATTCCATACCATCATCTCTCCTTAATATTTCATATTATATAAAAACCCTAGAATATAATTTCTAGGGTTGAAAGCACCATTTTATCAATTAGAAAGGTAAATCCTCAAATTCGTCTACTGAACTAAAAATAGAAACTTCTTCTTCAACTTCTTCTACAACGTCATAAATATCATCTTCATCCTCTTCACGATATACATTTTTAGCTGTGAAGTCAGTAGGAATGATTACTTTAGCAAATGCACCGCTGATATTAATACGTTGGATTTGCACTTCCGTAACCTTTTTACCTACAGGTTTTTGTGCTTCCATCACTTCCTCTAATGTCATTAATCCCATTTCAATTAATTCGATTTGTTCCGATGTTGGTTTGAAATCAGAAGTTGACGTTTCTTTAGCACCACGCATAAAGTTTACATCTAACTTGATTGCACGATATTTGTCATCTTTTACAACTAACTTATCTAATAAGTATTTTTTAAGTGCTTCACCAGCTTTTACTTCCTCGTAGTTTAATACAAATGTTTGAGGTAATAATCCTGTAGGTGTTTTCTCACCGAATAATGCTTTATTGTATTCAGCACAGTATCCATTTACGATTAATCGCTTGTTTTTAGCGTCATCTTTAACAGCTTTATTACCAAATACTAATGAAATAGTTCCTGTAAATTCACATGGAGTTTCTTCTTTAACGATTGAGATACGTGAGAATTCATAAACTTGATTTACATTTCCATTATAGTAGTTAAATTTGATTTGACCACTAACAGAAATCTTAGTACCACTTACAACTTTACCATCTTCGAATTTAGCAGATGTTAATTTTCCTTCTTTGATAGCTTTATAAGTTGATTCGATTACATCATGATTATGAATTAATGTTTCACCTAAAACATATTTTTTAGAGAATGAAGCCACATTTTCTAATACACTTTCATCTTTACGTTCATGCCACATGATTTCTAAATCATCGTATCCACCATCTTCATTAGGTGATTTTACTTTAAACGTATTTCCAGCACCAAACTCATTTACCTCTACATACTGTGAGTTATTTCCATCAGTGATTCCGAATGATAATTTTCTCCATGATGAACCATCTTTAGTTTTTAATAAGTTATCTTCTTTGAATGTGATGTACCCTACGAATTTAAAGTTTTTTACTTGTGAATATTTGTTAGCCATTTTTATCTCTCCCTTAGTTTTAAATGATTATTCATTACATTTATATTATATTATTTAATGTAATAAATATTCCAATTATTTTTTTATTTTTGTCAACTTCCTCTGTTCGACATTTATATTATATAATACAAAATTTAGTAAGTCAACTATTTTTTTGTTTTTTTAATTTTTGTATCTTTATTGATAAATTCAGAAGTTTTTCTTCCATGCAATCTCAATAACAACATTGCCTTAGATGTAACTTCTATTGTTGAATATGGTAAATTGTAACCACTTGGAGTTTCACTATTTACATACTCAATAAAATCTTCATAATGATGTGACGCTTCAAACTCTTTCGGATATTTATGAGCAAGTTCGATTAAGTCCTTACCAATATTATCGTACTGATAATCTTGTAATAAGTTATCATTAAATCTGTAATAAATTGCTGAATGAATTAAAATCTGATTTTCTCTCCTATTAATCAGTGAAACAATTTCATCATTCATTTTGCTCACCTCCCTTACAGTGATTATTATATAATAATATATAATATAATGCAATAGTTTTTTTTATAAAAAAAAGAAGAAGTATTAACTTCTTCTTATTGTCGTCCACTATTGTTTATTTGTTGTTCCATAACCACCTCTATTGAGATTACCTAAATCAGATACAGGATGTAATTCTAATTGTGGCATTGGTTTACGAACCTCAAACTGACATAGACGGTCACCTTTACTTACTTCACCGCTTCCCATTGCCATGAACATTCCACACCAATAATCATTTGTTCCTCGGTAATTCCAATCAATGCAACCAACATTATTTGTTAGCCATAATTTGAAGTTTTTGAATAATGAACTACGAGGATAGATATTAGCTACATATTGTTCTCCTGTTTCTAAATCTGTCATATCCATTGAGAAACCAAAGTTCACGAATAGAATATCTCCTTGTTCATATGTTACTGTGTCAAAATTGGCACTATCATATACTTCAACTTCGCCTGTTGTGCGAGTTACCTTCACTTCAATAGCACGAGTATCTATCCAATTTCCATTGATTGTTTCTAGGTTCGGAACTGTTTCATCTAAGTAGTGTACATTAAAATTTAATTTTGTCATATTATCTTCTCCCTCAAATAATTATTTACAATACTATTATATCACATCCTACTCAAAAATATTCTATAAAAAAATAAAAAAGAATGGATTAATTTAATCCATTCTGTAATTTCCATGATTGAAGTACGTTTAATGCTACACAAGCTGTTGTCACCGTACCAACTTTTTCGTAATATGTGTTACCTAAAGAGAAATCTCCTAGTTGAACATCACGTAACAATTTACCACTTTTATCTCTTGAAATTCCACAATCAATGATAACAGTTCTATCCATTGTTGTTTCATCAATAATATTCTTTCCAATACCTGTTACAACTACATCATAATTAGTATTCCATAAGAAATCATTAATATCATCTTCTGTACGAGAATGAGCAATCGTTACCGTTGCATTATGATTTAATAATAAACTCATTAATGGCTTACCGATTAAATTACTACGATTCACAATACACACTTTTTTACCACTAAAATCAGATTTGCCAAATTCATGTTCCATAATTTTGAATACCGCTAACGCTGTACATGGAACTAATGCTTCATCATTATTGTCAGCTAATTTTAATTTATTAACATTTGTTAATCCATCAATATCATGGTTATGCTCAATTAGATTCAATAATTTATGTTCATCGTTTTTAAATTTATCGTCCAATGGTAATTGTAGAATTGTGCTTGTATGTTTGATATTACAATTCAAAATCACATTTACTAAATCTGTGAAACTTGTTTCATTAGGGTCTAACTCAACCAATGTAACTTTAATTCCTACAGATTCACAAGTTTTAATTTTATTATTAACGTACACTTTTGAAGCATAATCATCATTACATTTAATGATAGCTAATGTTGGTTTTGCTCCTAATTGCTCAATTTCTTTTTTTACTTCATCTAAAATATTTTCACGTATAACTTTACATTTATCCATAATATCCCATCTCCTTACATATTAAAGCTCATACTTCCATTCACATCCGCATTCACACTCACAAACTAACACAGCTAATTCATCACCGACAAACCATTTATTATAATAGTTTGCTTCTAAATTACATTCTGGACAAATAATCGCTCCTTGTAGTTCCTTACCACTACGAATAATTTTCTTCTTAGGTTTGTAATCATCTACAATCACTAGACTACCTGCTAAGATGAACCAATCTAGACTTCTTGAACTGAACTTTTCTTTATGTCCATCATCGACTCTTCGAATTTCAATTAATCCAAATTTATCAATATTGATTATCTCCCACATAACATATTCATCATCTTTTTTAAACTTTATAAATTGTCCGACTTTGTACATCAATTCATTATCATTATTATTCATGTACATCATATCAAAAGGACTTCTTCTTTTCTTTAACATATTATCATCTCCCTTACAACTATATTATATCACAGGAAGTATAAAATATTCTACATAAAAAAAATAAAAAAACATGGATTATTTATCCATGCCTTTTGAAGTATCAATTTTAAGATATTGTTTAAGTGCTTTAATAACAATATCTCTTTTTTTAACACCTGTTAATTCAACCAATTCATCTATTTTATCTAAGATTAATTTATCATTGTCGTAAAACACAATAAACATTTCTCCTACACGTTGTTTTCTTCTTGCCATAAAAAATCGCTCCTTTGTATTTTGTTTATCTAATTTATTTTAATTTATCTAATTTCTTGATTACAATAATATTATGGTCAATATAGCATATTATATACATAGAAATTAAAAAAAAGAGTAAAAACTTTTACTCTTTTTCTAACTCAATTAAAACATTAATAGCATTACCTTTATTATCATATGAAAAATCAATATATTTAATTCTAGGAATTTGTCTTTTCAAAAGATTGGCAAATGTTGTAGGTTTTGTAATCAACATATCTTTACCAAAAAATACAACCCTATCTTCTTCGTTTCTGAAACACTCTTTAAATCCAAACATTTTTGAACTGTAAAAATATTCAATATGTGATTCACCTTTATAATTATTTGTTACATCTTCTTTAAATTGTTTCACTAACATCTTATCTCTATTTGTCATTTTCATTTCAATCTACCTCTTTCAAATCTTATCATATTAATATTATATTAAATAATATGAAATATATTCTAAACAATAAAAAATGAATGGTGTAAGGGGGAAAACACCATTCATCAAAAAAATAAAAACATAAAGGGGATTGATTAATATGAGGAGAGAGAAAAGTCGGTTTTTATGTTCTCAACTACCATTGGATGACCGAAAACCACAGTGTTGTTTGTTGGAGTTGCACCAACATTATTTCTCGTAACAACATTTGGTTAAGGTTTAGTTTCTGTGTAAACCTTTAAATCACTATTCATCCTGTCGTACATAAGTGTACGAGATTCTAAGCTCTAAAGTAATTAATTATTACTTACATATATATTATATAAATAGTATATCATATATATTCTATTTTTTTAACATTTTTTTTTAAAAAAATAAAAAAGAATGTATTTCTACATTCTTTTAATATTGAACTCCTTCTACATGATAATCATACTCATTTAAGAATGACTCTAATTCTTCTACTGTTGATGGAACTTTAATTCCACCCTCACCCAACACTTTTTCAACTTCTTTTAATTGTCCAATAGTTGATTCTGTTAAGTTAGGATTTTCTAGAGGTAAACCAACACCGTCTTGAGTGTAATCCATTGTAATAACTTGTCCACCTTTAAATTCATTGTTTAACCAATGAGTTAATTGTGTAGCTACCGCAACATCTAAGCGTTTCATTGAAGATGTTAAGATAATAGAGTTGCCATTTGAAGTTACTCCTTCACCATATTGGTCAACGTCTGCACCAACAACGTATACTTGTTCACCGTTTTCAGAACGAGTTTTAGCCTCGGCAATAGCTCCAACACCTACACCACCAGCGGCATGATGAATAATGTCCACACCTTTATCAAACATTCCTCCAGCAATGGCTTTACCACCATCAACATCTGAGAATGAACCTGCGTATACATAGTCTGTTACATAAGCATCTGTACCAAAATGTTTATTAGCATATGCCACACCCGATACATAACCATAGCCAAACTTAGCTACAGAGTGAATGTTAAAACCACCAATAAAACCTAATTTACCAGTTTGTGATTGTAAGGCACTAGCAACACCGCTTAAAAACCCTGCCTCATGTTCTGTAAAGTAGATTGACACGACATTGTCGTAAGACACATATTCTTTGCCAACTAAAGGTTGTCCATCAATTAAAATAAATTCAATTTCAGGATATTGTTTAGCTACTACATTGGCAGTTTCTTCAAACTTAAATCCCGGCATAACAATAACTTCATTTCCTGCTAAAATTAAATTGTCAATAGCATTTGTGTAGTCTTGTAAAGTTTCACCACTTGGTTGAATGTATTGCACTTCTACATTTTCGTGTTGAGATTGGAAATTTAATATTCCTTCCCAAGACCCTTGATTAAAAGATTTGTCGTCAATAGAACCGCTATCGGTAACCATACCGACTTTAATAGTTAGTTGTTCCTCTTTTGGACTACATCCAACAAGAGTTAAAATACCTAAAAAGATTAAACCCAACATTTTCTTCATACAAACATCTCCTATTCAAAAATGAAAATATCATCTGTTAATTTATCAACTTTAGTTGCAACAACATACCCATTCCCTTTAGTTGAGAAGAAATCATGGTTTTTAGTTTCAATAGAATAACCATTCATAACGACAGGGTTAATATCTGTTTCAGTAACATCAAATAATAATGTTTCATAGCCTAAACAACTTAAAGCATAATTCACATTAAACTGTACATATGTTTTTACCTCATTATATAAACCTAAGTCGTTGTAAAGTAGGTAAGAGTATTGTAACTCTAAGTCGTAGATTTCATTAATCATGTTGATTGCCATACTAACATTTCTTTCTGCTTCTTGAACATCCATTTGAGCTAGTAGGTCTTGTGCAAACTTACCACAAGCTAAAGTATGCAATTTCTCGTCACGCATAATTAAGTTGATGATTTCACCACTATGAATCATCTTACCTTGACCTGCTAGATATAGTGGAAGGAAAAATCCAGAATAGAAACAGATACCTTCTAAACATAATGATGATACATATGACATATATAGATTGTCTTGTGTATTGTATTGCTTAACAATTCGAGATAGCTTATCTTGTAACTCTTCAACTTGTTCAACCCAAGTAAATAACTCGTCAATGCGTTCAGTGGTGCATAATGTTTGGAAAATAGTTGAGTAGGAACGAGCATGAATAGACTCGAACCCACCAAATAAAGCTAATAAAGATTGGATAAACATATTGTCAGATTGTTCAGCTACCTTATTAATACCAGTTGTTTGATTAGTATCTAATAAAGTTAGTCCAACTAAAATACGTTCATATGTTTCTTTTGTTTTTTCATCTAAATTAGACCAACATTCCTTATCATCTGAAACAGGAATTTCTTCCGGTAACCAAAATTGTTGAGTTTGTTTTTTATAAATGTCATCATAGAATTTGCAACTAGGGTCATTCCAATTAACTGCTTTTAATGTTTTAGTCATCATATATACCTCCAATTACTTGTTAGCTAATTCTAATACTTGTTCTTTAGTGATTATTCCGTGATGACGATAATACACTTCTCCGTCCTTAATAAATACTAAGGTTGGCACAGAGAATACAGTGTACTCTCCAGCAACCTCAGGACACTCTTGAACATTAACTGAATAGATAGTAGCATTAGCTCTATCATCAAAGAATAAGCCGTTTAATTCATTAGTAACATCTTGGCAAGGTACACAACCATCTTTATAGAATTTTAAGACGTGTACTCCATTCTCAAATAATTCTTCTAAATCTGCTTCTACATAATCTTTCATATTTACTAAATTAATCATTTAAATCTCTCCCATTCAAACTAATTAAACTGAACAACTTTCACATTCAGTTGCACTCAATAAACGTGTACGTGTATAATATAAAGATTTTAAACCTTTATGATGTGCATACATATAATAGCGTACTAACTGACTAGTAGGTGTTTCGCTGTCTACATATAAGACTAGTGAGATACCTTGGTCAATATGTTCTTGTGCTTCTGCAAACAAATCAATCACTTTCATCATATCCATATCGTATGCTGATTGATAGAAGAAGAAGTTGTTCTTACTTAAATAAGGCATTGGATAGTATGTTGTTGAATCTCCATAAGTGCGAGTTTCAACTGTACTTACGATTGGAGCGATTGAAGGTGTAGCATTTTGCACATAACCAATAGATTGTGTTGGAGCAATAGCTAAACGATAGGCATGGTACATACCATGTCTACTAACCGATACTGCCAAATTCTCCCAATCTTTTTGTGTTGGGATGTTAATTCCTTCAAACAATTTTTGCACTTTCTTAGTTGTAGGTGCATAGTCATTTTCTAAATATTTTTTAAAGTAGTTACCATTAGCATACTCTGATTTATGAAATCCTTTAAACACTTCTTTTTTCTCCATTGCAATTTCAACACTTGCTAAGATAGAGTAAAAGTTGACCATCATAAAGAATGTACGAACAAACTCTTTGGCATACTTACTTTCATATGCGATTTTGTTTTTAGTTAAGTAGCCATGTAAATTCATAGCTCCTAAACCAACTGCGTGTAACTCTTCATTTGCTTTACGAACACCTGGAGCATTTGCAATGTTACTCATATCTGAAACGCTAGTTAAAGCTCTCATGGCGGTCTTAACACTTTGCTCAATAGAGTTGTTTTCCATAACATTAACAATGTTTAAAGAGCCTAGATTACAACTAATGTCACGTTTAATAACATCTTCTACACCATAGTCATTGATTTCAGATGTTTCTTGTAACTGCATAATTTCACAACATAGGTTAGAAATCTTAATATCTCCTAATTCCTTTAAAGCGTGAACTTTGTTTGCATTCGAGCGATACATGATATAAGGATACCCAGACTCGAATTGAGTACGAGCAATATTAGTTAATAGTTGACGTGGGTTTAATTGACGTTTCTTAACGTTTGGATTAGCCACCAAGTCATCATAAACTTTATCAATATCTAAATCATCAAAATGCTGTCCATATTGCTTATAAACTGTATATGGTGCAAATACATACATAGGTTTGTTTTCTCGTGCTAATTCTACAAACTTGTCTGGGATTACCACTCCAATAGATAATGTTTGTAAACGTGATTTTTCATCTCCGCTAATTTTCTTGGTTGATAAGAATTCTTCAATATCCCAATGGAAGATGTTTAAGTAAGCAACACCTGCACCTGCACGTTGACCTAATTGGTTTACATATGAGAATGTATCTTCCATTAATTTCATGACTGGTACTACTCCACTAGACGCTCCATCAACACCTTTGATGGCTTCACCACGACCACGTAGCTTAGATAAGTTACAAGCCACACCACCACCAATTTTCGATAATTGCCCCATAGTGTTCGTATTATAGTTAATAGAGTTTAATGAATCATCCATCTCTAATAAGAAGCATGACACCATTTCTCCACCACGAGCTTTACCAGTGTTCATGAATGTAGGAGTTGCCGGTTGATACTCTTGTTTAATCATAGACTCTGCCAATTTCCAAGCGTAGTCTGTATCTCCTTGTGCTAAGTATAAGGCACAAGCCACAATACGTTCTTCATATGTTTCTAAATAATATTTTTTATCATTTGTCTTTAAAGCATATGATTGATAGAATTTACTGATAGCCATGTATGATTGGAACTTAAACTTATATGAATAAATGTGTTTTGTTAGTTCTACAATAAAGAACATATCATACATATCTAGGAAGTTGATATAATATCCATTGTCGATTAACCACATCATACGTTGCTCATATGTTTCAAATGGATAGTATTTCTCTACTACTTCTTTTTGAAATTCTTCAACTGCTAATTTATCTTTTTCTAACTGATAGAAGCCATCTACTTTTTGCATGACCTCGTTATTTAATTTAATGTAGTCTTTCATACTGTCCTCTCCCTTTTAAAAATGAAATATCCATGTTAGCTCACTGACTAACCTTTAATGGGAGTGTATTATTTATACAATACAATCCTTTATGTATAATAAAAACACTGTATTTTATAAATAATTAAGGTTTGTTTTCTGTCTAAACCTTAAAACGACTGTCTATTCCCTCATTGGGAGTTATTTTATCTCGAGAACTTGCTAACTCATGTATCCAACTTCTATAGCATTAATCGCCTGTGTACGTCTACACATAACTATACAGTAGTATTAAGGAACTCTGCAAAACCTTCGATTGGATTACCCAATCCCTACACCTCTTATATTGAGGCATTTATACTGCCGACCCCACTCGTGAGTGGCTCTCTTGAATTCCCTAATGGGTAGATATGGTTTTTCTTTTCAGTTTCATCCTAGTCTGAAATAGGCTTACCATAAACCATTCTAGTGCCTCCATGCACACCCTCAGACAAGGCAATACACTTCACAGACTATACACTCTTTGTGGAACTCATTTCCTTGCCATCCTATACCTCGTAAGGTGATACGACAACTTAGAGCCTTCTCATTCAATCATGTTTTGCTATGACCACTCGTGGCATTGTAGTTTTATATCTTCACATAGCTATCGGATAAATACGGCAATTATAAACCTTTAACTTCCAATCCGTAGTTCGGCTGTTGGATATGTAAGTATCCTCACCTAAGTTTTTGTAGTAGGAACATTATCAGCTTAGTTCGTACTAATCACTCTACTTACAAAGAGTGATAGGATATAATGTAAAAGATATACACGTAGTAAAGAATGGAGTTATACTACGTTAATGTGTCGTAAGTTCACTAAGAGAGGTTAGTTACCTAATCGAACTTTCTTCTTAGTTTATTTTTTAGTTTATCCACTGTTTCGGTGTCGCCTAGTCAATCTAAGCTCCAAAGTAATTAATTATTACTTACATATATATTATATAAATAGTATATCATATATATACTATTTTTTCAACATTTTTTTAAAAAAAATAAAAAAATAATGTATTTCTATATCCTTATCATATCATCTCTTTTCATACTCTTTGTGCCAACATTCTTGACACACACTGACATAATATTCTTTCCCTTTAATATCTCCTACGACATGGCTTTCACCACTGAACACAGGAGCATTATTCACATATCGTAAATGAGTCGTTGCTTTATTATAACATCTCGAACACATACTTTTAATTTCTTCAATAGTGTCCGCTAAAATCAACAACTCTTCACTAGCTTCAAATAATCTATTAAGATAATTTGTTTTCAGACCATATACGAAAACATCCACATCATATTCTTTAGATAGTTCCCATAGCTGTCTAACTTGATACTTTGTAATGAAATTAACTTCATCTACAAATACAACATTTAACTTATCATGTACCATGTGATTAGAGATGATTTCAAGCAAGTTATCTTTTGAACCAAAAGATATACAAGGTCTACTATCAGAGATAGCTCTACTCTTAATTTCAACATCTCTAGTATCAAAAAAAGGTTTCAATAAGATAGTATTACATCCACATTGCTCAAATTGATATACCTTAGTTAAAAGCGTTCCTGTTTTTAATGAATTCATTGCTCCATAATAATATCTCAATTTACCCATTTCCTTATATCTCCTTTCTTATTATATATTATATAAATATAATATCATATATATTCTATTTATTCAAGAATAAAAAATAAATAAAAGAGAGAGAATTACATCTCCCTCTTTTATTTAACCATCATAAATAGAATAAAACAGTTATTTTATTTCCTTCTCTTCTTGTCGTCCCAACCATAGTCGGTATACATTACTCGTTCGCACTTATTGCAATAGTAGTTTCTCCAAGATGTATCTAATTTCAATGGTGAATATTTCCGATTATGATTCATAGGACTTAATAAACTACCACACTTGTTGCAATGATATTTAAAATTCTTCGGCTTTGGTCTAGTCATCTTCTCCACCGTCTTCGAACAGATAAAAACGACCTAAAGTTTCTACCGCTAGTGGCTCTATAAAACCATGAAACACGTCATCCTTTATTGATTGTGCAACCTCTAGGTGAATGTCATCTTCTCTTTGAGCATAAATAATTGATTCTTTTAACTTATTCTTTTCTCGTATTTCTTTTAATGACATATATATATCTCCAATCTATTTACAAAATGATTCATTTATCGCCAAGATAGTCGTATTTCATGTTCTGTTTTCGCTCCTAAATCTTTAAGTTTCTTGATTGATTGTTCAACTAGAACAATATTCTTGAACACTTGCTTCTTTTTTAATGTTAAGTAGTAACTATTACAACGTCTACATCTTTCATGTTCATAAGTCTTAAAGATATAAGTTCCATCTTCTTGAATATCATAGTCATAACCTAGTCCTAAATATTGCTTACTACTACAAGTACAAAATATTACTGCCATATATTACATTCTTCCTCCTTAAATATCCATCAATTTCTGATTTTAATTACATTTCGTAGTTATCAAAATATCTTCTGCCTTGATAACATCAACAACCTCAAGCGTACTAACTTTTTCTAACAAAATTTCAACGCACTTGTTCGGACTACTAGCAATATATTTTTTATCAAAGTCCATTAAATTCAAGTACACAAGACCATAGCGACCCTCAATATGCGGATAGTAAACAATTTGATAATAATACGTTCCACCACTTCTATCCTTTCTTTTGGTTACAACTATATCACCTTTTTTATATTCGTTTTTATCTCTATATAACAAATCAATATTAACTACCAAAGTTAATCCCTCCTTAAACGTTTATAAACTTCTAATTTACTTACTCCAAAATACATCTTTCGGCAATTAAAATCATTTTCTGTTCTCCACATTCACAAATGAAAGTTACAATTTTAATTACTTCTCTAATACTCTGTTGAAGCGATAATATAGGGTTCTTTGTACTCCCCATCACGTTTCAATGCTTCTCTATATGTGACACACTCAAAAACATCAAGCCCAACTTGCTTATACTTGTCACAATAAGCTAACTCATATTCTTCTCCATCTTTGAGAGCGTACCACATATAATTAGTATCGATGCTTAACTCTTCAACATCTTCTAATTCGTTGTTGTCATATTCTTTGCTATACCATTCATTTGTTTCTTCGACACTTAAATGCGATGCTACAATATCACAATCGTTCATTCTGAATACTTTAATCTCCATTAATTTTCCTCCTAAAACGTACATAAAAGTCTAATTTTATTCTTCTTCTCGCCACTTCTTATAGAAATCTCTTTCAATGTCGTGAACATATGTTACTACATAATGGGCATTACACTTACTGCATATTAAATCATCATGATGATAAATAAAATTATCATCACCTCTTTTAATAGATTCTGCACGTATACTTTTAATGAAGAAATGACTACAAAACGGTCTTAATAAAACTCTAAACATGATACTCCTCCTTAAATGTCTAATTTCATTTACTATCAACAAACTCAAAACCGTAATCTTTCTCTAATTTTTGTATAGCAAGAAGAAACCTATGTTGGTCAAGTGCAAAGGCAAACCATCGCTCACCTGTATTAATATCTATCAAATTGTATAAGGTTTCCCTTTTAGAATCTACCATTGCAATAATAAACATATCATCATCAATTTTTAATTTTCTTCCTACTCTAAACTTGCATCTCATTAGTAACCTCTCCTTAATACCTTTAAAATTTGTATTTTTTATGATATATCAATCTTGCTAAAAACTTGTTCTCTGTATTAGATGTTCGTTCATTTCTAAAACTTCTAATACATCATTAAAAGTATTAAACTCTTCCTTGCAAACTGTTCCGTAAGATAGATTAACCAATCTAAATTTATTAGTTAATCTATCTTCTGCTATAAGATATCGACTTCCATCTATGGCTATCGTTGTTAAAACATACCCAACTTTTCCACTAATCCACATTATTTTTACCTCTTAACCCGTTGTATTTAATTATTCTATTACTAGTCTTTTATTAATCAATTGGTAACCAACAACTCCAACTTCAAAACCCGTTTTCTCTTTTAAATCATTAGCAATTTCTTCAATATCGCTCCATGATTTTATCTTTTTATTCGCTATCACATAAGCATTTCCTCTACATCCATCACTAACGTGTGAAATCAGGTAATGATATCTAAACCTCAATCTCATACAATCTCCTCCTTATTGGTACAGGCGATTAAACCTGTACCTTTTTAAACATCAATTTTAATCAACTCTAATCTTCAATAACGTACATAAGAATTTAATTTTGTTTACAATTTACCAAACGAATCCACCAATACTCTCCATTGCTAAACACCAATCTTCACACTCAACATACTTTTCTTTTAGTTGTGCAATAGTATCCTGTGCAATCTTAATAGCTTTATTCTTATCATCACAAACTATCGTAAAGTAAAAATAAAAAGTTTCATCCTCTTCATAATATGACATCTCATATGAATTTGTAACGTTATCGCTTAATAGTTCAATTTCGACTTCATCTTCTTTTATCTTATATCCATTCGTTGTTATTTTGTAAGCAATCTTACTACTCTCTTTTTCATTTTGAATAGACATCAGTTTTACACGACTATACCAAATCCTATCCCAATCATCGGATGTGTACTTATTCTTCCAATCGCAATATTCTTTTGCTTCTTGTTCAGTTTCAAAGAATCCATGCCAACCAATATCGCTACATCCGCTACAAATTAACCAAATTTCTTTCATACAATGTCCTCCTTAACGTACATAAGAATTTAATTTTATTCTTTAAATTGTTCATCAATTTCTTCTAATAATTTATTTGTTACTTTTAAAATATGTTTTGCTCTTTCTCTTACATGAACTATTTCTCCATCATGATATATTTCATTTGGCATCATAGACCATATAATTCTATCCATACAAAATCTAATAAAAGATAATTCAACACATGTAAACTGTTTTCCATCTAATTCTCTTTTCATTTTATTTCCTCCTTTAATAGTCATAATAATTTAATTTTATAAATTAATCAATTCCCAATCGCCATTGTAAAACTTATCTAATATATAGTTTTTACCAAAATAATAGTTGCTCATTTTATCAATTGCCCACAGTTCTTTATCAACCAATATGGCACGATAAATTTCATCTTTACCTTTAACTTTAAAATAGAATTTATTTAATAATCGCATCAACCTAACCTCCTAAATGTTTATAAAGTCTAATTTTAATTACTTCAATTACGAAGTGCTAACATTTCCATTTTGACACTTGATTGTGAAGTATTCATCATCTTCCCCCAAGAAACAAATCTCACCATCAGTTAAATAATTAGATATGCACTTGAATATTTCATCATCATCGCCTAGTTTCTCTCCACTAAAATAATCAATATTATACATATCTCTTTCTTTGTTGTAATTTAAAGGGTAACGTAATTCTTCAAATAAATCTTCAATCCTATCTGTTTCTTCGATAAACCTTTTATCAACCCACATAATAGTACGTTTAGTTTTTGCCCATTCTTTAATATCGTTAATAATGTTGTTTGCATCTGAACGTTTAAATTCCATACCTTTAACATATTCTAATTCAATACAATAACCCATTCTTTTCCTCCTTAAATATGCTTAAACGTCTGATTTTATTTACTCTTTAATTCACGTTTTATCTCTTTTATTTCAAGTTTTGCATCAAATATTTTATCTTCATTTTTTACATAACCAAATACTTGTTCATTTGTAAGATGAAGTATCAATAATTTGAAATAACAATGAAATAGCTGTTTTCTTAATTCTTTCTTCATTCAATTTCACCAATCCTTAAATGTATTTAAAAGTCTAACTTTAATTACTGTTCGTAACAATCAATAATAGCTTGTGCCAATTTCAATGCTCTGTCTTTTGATAGTAGAATAGTCGTAGCTCCATCATCTCCATCACAGCAGATTTCAATAAGACCTAGTTTTCTTTTAAAAACATCAATTTGGTCTTCCCCACAACACTCACAAAAAGACCAAAAAATTCTTTCTCTAACTTTAACCATAACAATAACCTCCTTAATATATTTACGTGTTTATTTCTCCTTTATTTGAATTTACGTTTGATTTTTAAAAGTAAAATATCATACTCGTCTGGACTAATTACTGAGGCATAGTCGTTTTTTGTAGCTACACTTAACATTTCTTCTTGTTTATTTTTTGCGTCACTTAAATAAAGATGGTAACTACTTAAAACACTTTTTTCTCCACTATATTTATTATAGGTTGTTGCTGTTGTTACATAATGCTGAGAAGTATTATTAACTTCAATTTTACCTACATACATATTACTTTCAAAATATTTATTCATATTTATCTCTCCTTCACTTTGATAACTTAATTATATAATAAAAAGATGGATTTGTAAACCCATCTTTTACAATTATTTTAATCTTCCATTCAATAACACCTCTATCATTCCAAACATCAAGTAACTTTTAACATTTCCCAATTTTAAAAGTTACTTGAAAAACCTTTTAATTCCGTATAGCTCTATAATCAATCCGCCACTTTCAATCTTTGCTCCATGCCAAAATGACCATAGTAAAAATAAAAGAAATATTGTTCCAAAAATTAAATTGAATAATTCGCATATTAATTTAAACACACTAAACATTCTACCTCTCCCTTGAATTTATTTTAATCATCAATTTTAATTACTTTAAATAATGACTGCATACCTCTTTCATCTCGTCAAAACTTAGTGTTTCGTTATCAGAAAGTTTTTCTATACAATTACTGTACCTATTAGCCTTTACGTAGTTATTGTCACCATCACCTGATGAGGAACACCCTGTCATAAAAGCAGTAATCAACAACACTACAACAAACTTAATCATCTCATTCACTCCTATATATTAACAAAAGTCTAACTTTATTCATTAACTAAGCACATAAGTTTTTGCTCAACATCATATAAGAATCTATCACGTTCTTCTTCTATATATTCATTCAACATATCCTTCATTTCACGTTTAATCTCTTTTATTTCTTCACCTGTTGGTTTATGTTCAAATCCCTTCACAACCATATACTGACCACTTGTTTTTTTAATCTCCATATCTTTTGGTATAACTTTACGTGACCACTTACTAGCGTCTGTTTGAACATAGTCCGTTCCACAATCCTTAAATGTTCCATCTAATTTTCTACTTCTTAGGAATAATTCATAATTATAACAATCATCTAGCATACACAATGTCAAACTAAGCACCCAAATTTCCATTTTCAATATCCTCCATTAATAATTGTATAATTTTATTTACATTTTATAGTCAAACCATGTGTTAATTCTTTAATTCTTCATAATGTTTTAATATCTCATTTGCAACAAATAAAGCACGTTCCTCTGATATATAAACATACTCATTATTCACACAAATAAATAAATCAGTTGTTTCATCACATGACTTGATTATAATTTCATTATCCTTATCTTCTGTACAAGATAAATATATCGTTTTCATCAACGTCACCTCCCAAACACATCTAAAACATCAATTTCATTCGCACTCGACCAAGTTTTTATCGCTTAAATTATAATTATTATAGATAAGTTCTGCCTGTTCTTTTGAAATTAGTTTAGTTTTAATTAATCTCGAATGATAATCATATGTTATAAATTCATACACATTCAACTCATTATCCACCCGTAATGCCAAGTTCCCATAAAACCCAAACTCATAACAACCATTTTTCATTTCCATCACTCCTAAATGTTAATCAAAGTTTAATTTTATTGCTATTGTTAAAACATCAAAATAAATAATAATGTTGCATAATGCACAATTTGGTCTAAAATTAACGACCATTTATTCCCCATAAGGCTAGGTGTAATTCCTCTTGCCTTGATGTAATCCATTGGAATATGTAGGCTAACAACGATTAGCACATCAATCGTAGATAACTTGTAGCCAAACAATAAACAAACGCTATAAACTCCCAATCCATAAAGAATACAATGTGCCAACAAAATGTAATTATCCTTCCCTTTATTTCCTGCTAAATAATCAGTTTGAAGAAAATAATCTCCAAACATATGCGCCATAATTGTTGTTAATAATAAGTTCATTTTTTTATTCTCCTCTATTTCTTTAAAATTTGTATTTTTAATCTTCTTTAACAAGTAGGTCGTAAATTTTAATGTACTGTTCTCTACTTAATTTAAAATATTGGATGGCGTGATTAACATCATCCACAAAATCCATCATAGACGTTTGTTCAATCTCACAAAATTGCGATAAAAATTCTTTCATATCTTCCATGTTTTCACTCTTTCAAATATCAATTTTAATTACCAAAACGATAAAACAACGTCTTTACCGTAGATTGTTTGTTTTGTAACAGTAATAGAAACCACATCATCTTGCTCTTTTAACCAATCTATAAAAGGTTTACCAACATCATAATTAACAAAATCTATCTTAGTCTTAATGTAATTCTTTTTGTCATAATAAGACCATTCCACTTCTATTTCATCTATATTCAATGCAACACCTCCTAAATGTCCTTTAAAGTCTAATTTTACTCACTATCATTGTTCGAATACTTGTTCCACAAATACTCGCTAATACATGATTTGATTTCAATTCCCATAATTACACAAGTTACACCAAACCCGAACAGTGTCACATTAACATCATAGATAAACTCTTGTGGATTCATCACTATTTGTGGGATTAAGTTTGAGAATATCAACCAAATAACAAAGAGATTGAATAAATATCCAATAATATTGCACACCAATTTTTTACCACTCATTTCATCTCTCCTTAAATGTATTTAAAATTTTGTATTTTATTATTTAATTTCCTCGAATTTTTCACATGGCATGAAAATAGGAGGTTCACCATTATGCGGATACATTTCATAAGATTCAAAAATTGTTCCACAAACATGAAATACAATTAGTCTACCTTTATAAATATCTCCTTGGACAAATGGCAAACACGTTCTGATACATTTATATTTCTTCATTTAATAACACCTCAATAATTATCGCTGTTTATGTTTTTGTTTACGAGTATATTTCTTTTTACTTCTTTGAATTCCAACACCTTGACGACTATTCTTCATATGTTCTTGTAATTCCTCTTTACTCATTTTACGAGATTTACGAGTAATTTCAATACCTGTAATCTTCATATTATCATCCCTTTCTGTTTATATAATATAATATTAAAATTAATATGTCAACACTTTTATATAAAAAAAATAAAGGATACTTAACGTACCCTTTTATTAAATTTTTTGTGTATATTTAGAACTAATCCAACCTGCACCAGACTTTAATTTAAGCCAAATTCCATTTTGACCAACAATAGTATAAACTTCATTCTTTTTAACTGTTGTAACAACAGGTGAATTAATATCAGCATTTTTACGAACATTTAAAGAGTCACAATTTACAATCTTAACTTTATATGACGTAAATGATGAATTTGATGAAGCTATTTGTTTTTTAGTTAATCCTAAATATTCAACTAAGCCTTCAACAATAGCGTCCGCATATGCTTGTTGACCTCTATCTGAAATGATTAGTTTGTAGTCATTAGCATTATCCATGAAGCCACCTTCGCATAAAATAGCAGTAGCTCTACAAGTCAATACAGTAAATTCAGCGGTCTTAACTCCACGATTTCTAACTCCACACTTAGAAGCCAATTTAGGTGCGATAATGTTTGCTAATTTTCTATCTTCTGCTGTACCTCTTGTATGCCAAAATACTTCTGTACCGCTACCTTTGCCAGCATTATGGTGGATAGAGATATGAATATTTGCTTTCAATGAGTTAGACTTTCTTACACGAGTTGCTAAAGCAATATCTGTTGCTCCTGTTGGGTCATCAATACGGTGTACTTCTACTCCATTATAATTAGATAATCCATCCATGATTTTACGAACAACTTTGTCATTTAATGACCACTCTTTGTACACTGTTCCTAAATTTGAAGCTGTTTGTTTTCCAGAAGTTTTTAATCCATGTCCAGCGTCAATAGTAATGATTTTATTTGCCATGATACCATCTCCTTAACCAACGTTTTCAAAACGGTCATCCATTCCGTTATTATTTTCATCTACAAATAATGATTGTGATTCTGTAGTCGGATTATTTAAAATACCAATTACCACCATGATATTCAAGAAAGCATTTGCTAACTGTTCAAAATTATTAGGTAATGTAATTATATTACTTAATGACATTTGAACGAGTAAAGCGACAATAGCTCCCCATAATAACACGTTTTTTAATCTTGATTCAATAAATCCTTTTTTACGTTTACAATTACAAGAAACATTATTTGACTTAGGCATTCAATACCACCTCCTTTAATGCCTAATTAATAATTCCTTGCTATCAAATAACCAACCAACACCAGACTTTAATTTTAAAAATCCATCTTTTTCTTCAACAATAGTGAATACTTCACCTTTATGTACATACATAGTTTGCTTATCAATATTAGCGTCACGATATACAGGTACATTTTTTGAAATAATCTTAACCAAATATGGTTTAAATTCTTTGTTTTCGTACACAATATTACCATTGGAGTCAAAAACACTATACCCTAAATGTTCATCACATTTCTTTTGAGCATTTTTTAAATTCTTATAAGCTCCTACTTGTGTTTTTGAGTCCTCCCAAGTCAAGCGAACACGATACATTCCATCTTGTTCTGAAACAACACTTGTAGTTTCTGTAGTCTTAGTATCATACTTAGCTAAATCGTATTGCTCAATTAGCTTGATTAATTTTTGAGAATAATCTTCTTCTGTGCAATATCCAACAAGTCGAACTTCCTCACAGGCTTCTTTGTAGTCTTTAGCTTTTAGAACTTTAGTGTATCGTGTTCCTTGTAACAATTTAGAGTGGTCTAAGATACTTTCATCCCATGAACCATAAGCTCTCCAATTACTACCTCTCAAAGATACACTCTCACCGTTCCAAGTAGAATTAGCTTTAATACCAAACAAATTATTATGTTGCTTCGCTAATGTACTTTCTCCCCATCCACTTTCAAGGATAGCTTGTGCAATGGTTAATGAAGCTAGAACACCAGTTTTCTTCATGTCCTCTACAGCTAATGGAGCGATTTTGTTAATGAAGTTATCAGTTTTAACGCTCATTATTCCACTTCCTTTTCATAATTTAAATTAAATCTACGTCCATTCTTCTTTAATGAACAGCAGACATTAATTTCAAATCCACTTTGTTCAGCAAAATCAACTAACTTATACATTAATTCTGCTACATCCGATTCACTTCCTACTGATTGTGTTTCAGAAATCATACCGCATTCTTCGAATATCATTTTTTCTTCTTTTGTTTCATGTGGTAAAAATTCAACACAATCATCAAGAATATACTCAATTTCCATTCCATCATTCATCAATAACGTATAATACGTTTTCCCATCTTTTGAAATATTTGTTCCAACGATTACCGCTTCTTGACCTAAATATGGATACTCTTGTGTTTCTATAACAACCCATTCATTTTCATCTACTAATTCGCCATATATATTAGGTTTATATCCTTTATCAGTTAATTCAGCGTATGTCAATAATCTTACATCTGTTTTCATTTCTTCACTCTCCTTCGATATATTTTCCCCATTATTATTATATAAAACAATATAACATATATTCTAAAAAGAGTGATTCAAAAATCACTCTCTACCTAATTTCATATCACATAATAAGACAGAATTATCACTGTAATAAATTTTTAAAATTTGTGAAGGGTCACTATTATATCGACCTTTCATAGCATGGTCATCACTACCACTCATTGAACCATTTACAGTAATTCCATCGTGCATACGAACATTATGTAAATGACCAATGATTAATTCATCTGCTCTGTAATTCATCAGTAATTCGTTGATTTTATCTTTAGCTTTACTTAGCTGTTTAAAATCATTATGACCATGTGTTAAAGCAATTCTATGATTATTAATATCAATAAGTACAATATCTTCAAATTCATTCTCATTGAAGTTGACATTGTTACAAATATCTTCTTTTAATTTTATAATCTCTGTTTTAAGTTTAACATATTCATAAATAAATGTTTCAAAATTCTCTTCACTAATAGATTCCTTGACATTAGCAGAAACACGACCATGATTTCCGTTAGCATTGTATACTTCAACTTCTCCAACTATTTGTGATAAAGTTGCAATTAAAGTTGTCATCATTTCAGAAGCAATTAAAACTTGATTTGTTACAACTTCATTTTGATGTAGTCGTGCAGAAACATGAATTGTTCCATGAATTAAGTCACCCATCAATACGATGTGTAATTTTTTAACATTATTATTCTTACAATGTCTAATTGTATCATTAATAAGTTTATTCATTCGCTTATGTGCGATTTCAATATTGTATTTATTAATAGGACTATTAATATTAACTCCAATATGCCAATCAGACAAACATAACACAGCTTCCGTTTCTTCACCATTAATCTTATATGGAGTAATATTTAATTTATAATTATAATCCATATTTTCCATTTGTCTTAGAATGCCATCAAATAATACTTCCCAACGACTTTCAGTTCTCACAAGATTGTAATATTCACGCTTAATGTCACTATATTTCATTTGTTCTTTACGAACTTGAATTTCTTTCATATCAAGTTCATTTATCTTATTTAATGTTTCATCATCTAATTCTTCTTTATTCCCAATTAAAGGTAACATTCTATTTACAATGTAATATGCCTTACGTGAAGTATCTTCCCCATATGTAGCACCATCTGTAATTAAACTACACCAATCACTATACTTCATACCATATTCATTTCTAAAGTTTGTAATCCTCTTAATATAATTAATGCGATTTTCATTTTCTCCCTGTAACCATTTCTCGTTCATAATAACACTTCTCCCAAAATTTTTTTATTTTTCATAGAATATATTTTAATTCCGCAAATATAATATATAAATTTATTAATAATAAATAATATAATAAATAATATATAATATATATATTATTTATATATATTATTATTTATATATATTATTATTTATTTTTATTATATAAACAGAATTGATATATATTCTAAAAAAAAATAAAAAAATAAAACATCAAAACATATTGCAAGTCGTTATCACTTATGATATAATAATAATAAAAGAAGAGTGTCCATTTCTGAACACTCTCAATCGGATTAATCTTCTAATAACACTTCTAATAATTCTTCCACTTCAGAACGAATAATAGATGGTACTTGTTCTAATGTTTTCTTACCTTTAATGATAAGTGTAGCATAAATCATAGCCATTATACCCTTCACCTCTTTGAAAAAGTTGATTGTTTTTCTAAATAACTTAATCATTTTTTAAGTAATTCTTCCACTTCTGACTTAATGTGTGGTGGAACATCTTCTAATGTTTTCAATTCACGCTTAATTAAGTTGGCGTAAACTGTTACCATATTTGATGAAAATGTTTCGATTTCTTTTAATTCACACGTTGATACATTTTCATCATTTGATAAAACCATCTCATAAAGTTCAGTACAGCTTAACATTGTCATGACAATTAATTCTTCATTTATAGTTACTTTTTCTTCTAGTTCTTTGTTTTTAGATACCAAATTTTCACTTATAACTTTCATTTCATATAATTGTCTTGATAAATTGATTAAACCATTCATCTTACTTCCTCCTTTTTATGGAATAACCTCTATATATAATATACAGAGGTTATATAATTTATTCTAAAATGCTTTCAAAAATTTCAGTTGTTGCCATTAAAGCTGTATCAATTTCATCTGATTGAGATTGAATGTTATCTTGAATAGTTGCTTGTGCTTCGCTAATTTCTTGATATTTGATTGTTAATGATGACATATCTTTTGAATTATCTGTAGCAACTTCGGCACTGACATTAGGTAATAATGATTGTTTTGGAACTGTTACTTCTAAATGTGTCACATCTTCATATGATTTGATTTTGGGAATTGTATTACCATCTTGGTCTACTACACTTAAATCAACTGTTTTAACGGACTTATTAATGAGTTCGTATTGAATAGTAATTGGATTAGATTGTAAATATTGTTTAACTCCATTAACATCTTCAGTTGATAGTTTGCTTTTTTCAATTCTAAAACGAATAATGTTCCCATTATCCCAAGATGCAACGCCATCTTTATCATAAGTGTCGTTATTCATAGCTTCATGTGATACCACTGGCAATTTGTCGCAATTTAATTTTGAAATATTTTTCATAGTTGGAATTGGTGTACCAACGCCAATTGTTGATGTCGTATTCCACCACGAATTTACATCTTGACTACCATCCAACACAATCTCACCAACACGTTCTGTCACTTCACCTGTCATCAAATCCAATGTATCTCGTACATCGCCAATCTCACGTAAAACTACATCTTCATTACAAGATAAAATACTTGTTTTATGTGCTTCATAGGTTGTGTCGGTATCGGTGTCACTTATCCAAATGCGAACATTGTAAATTCTTCCCGTTCCTTTTGCGCTACGGAAGAATACCTCTTTATTTAAAAATTGTTTTACCTTTTGGGCTATCATGTGTGACTTATATACTGTCCCATTTCGTTTAGGGGTGGTTGACCACCATACATCTGTCCCATCTTCAAACTCTGGTCTTAAGTCGATAGAGTGGTGTCCATAAGTCGTCTCCTCGGATGTCTCAACCTCATATGCCAAACAAATTCGCTTACCTACGTTCTTATTTACAATCGTTAATAGCTCATCAACATCCAGTGTTAAGGTGCGTGTTGTCTCAACAGTACTATCCAAAAGAACTTCTTTTTGGTCGGTTGTAAACTTGGCAAGATTCTTTCCAACAGTGCGTAAAATAGGCATTTGATTTTGCATTACAACCGATTGCATACCTGTGAAATAATCAACATTTCCTTCAACTTCACCTTCAATTAACATAATCTCATTACATTTAGCACCAACACCATAATAAGACAATTTATCATTAGTTAATGTGCTAGGTGTAGTGATAACCTTACGTGTTTCACCACTTGCAAATGTAACTTCTGTGCCACCTAAATTAACTGTCAATGGCTTATCGTTACGTTTTAAATCAACAGTATATTTAGTGTTTGGTTTAATGATAGTTGGATATGATACTGATTTGCCAATATTTACCGTTGGAGTTAATTCATCACTTGAAGCATTTACATGAGTTGTTTCATTAAATACATGAATTTTGTCGATTTTAGTATTGTTTTGGTCTACTACATTTAAATCAACTGTTTTAGTGGTTGGTGTTGCAAGTTGATATTGAACAGTAAATGGATTTTGTGATAACCACTCTTTAAATCCAATAACGTTTTGTGTCGATAGTTTACTTTTTAAAATTCTAAAATATACCGCTTTATCGGCATAAATATGAACCGTTTCTTCATCGGTATTTAACAAAGTTCCATAACCTTTTTTGATAATATATTTGTCACTTAACATCTTCAAATCTTCTTTTGGGAGTGTTGGTAATCCCCCATAAAACGAAAATAAACAAGTTTTTTCTTGAATAGCGGAATCATCAAATCGACCCCATGTTTCATTTTCCGCACCTCGAAAAGTCGCTTCACCAATTCTTTGAGTCAATTCACCATTCATCAAATCCAATTCATCTTTCATATCATCAATTCCACGTAATGTTACTCCTTCCGAGTATTGCTCATATGAAGTTGCAGTAGAACCTAACTCTAATTGGATATTTTTAACTGTTACAGTGTTTGATTGCGGTGTATCCGTATTGTTGGCAGAAATGCTCAATACAACATCTCCTATAAAGCTATTTGGGAAAGTAAATGTTTTTGGTGTTCTTATCCATTGATAATGATGGTCACCATTACCATCTTGATAATGGATTTGTACTGTTCCTATATCCTTTTCATCTGATTCATACAAGCAACTACCAGTGACAGTTTTACCAGCAAAGAAATCTTTATCTAATATAAAATTAGCGTTGACATATATCCCACTTTCTGCACTAGAAACTGTTATTTGATTTGTGTCTTGAACAACAGTTGCTTGGCTGTCTGTTATAGCATCATATGGTCTATTCATGTTGAATAAATTCTTACTAGTAGTGGTTAAAATGTTTGATTTAAAAGGTTCGTAAGAAGTTGCCACTGGACCTTCTTCAAGCTGAATGTTAAAAGGTAGATTCCCTAACCATGACACCTCTGCATTACGGTTTGAATAAATAGAAATGCCAATCTTGCCTGTTGAGCCTGTTTGAAATGTTATCTTGGAGAGTTTATTATTGGTATTACTTCCTGTTCTATTGATATTTAAAACCTCTAACAAATTACCATTGTTTATGACATTAAATACCGTCCAAACGGATGTGTTTGTTATTTCTTCACGCAGATAAGGATTAATTGTATATGTAGTGTTAGGCTTTAACTCAAACTCTTTCCCATAATATGAGGGTTGATATTTATTGAGTTCAAAATCGCTTTTAATAATTTTATTCATATCCCATAAGTTCTTCCCTGTGGCGCTTAAAACAGGCAATTTAACCGATTGCATACCCTCGAAATAGGGAATATCAACGTTTGTGTAGTCACCCTCAATTATCATAATTTCTTTGAATTGGATACTTCTTTGTGTTGTTTGATAAGTGTTCAATCTTAATCTTAATTCACTATAATCCGAAGTTAAGGTGAAGGTGATTTTATGGATTCTACTATCGTGTGTTTGCGGTTCTGATATATTTTGGTTGGTGCTATTCTTATTACCAACTTCCATACTCTGTACACCAAACTGACAAGGATTGCCACTTAACTGTGTGACAAAAAGTGTGTATTTTTTATTTAATTCCAGTTTATAGGCGGTTTTTAGTGTCATTATGTTTGAAGGTGCGATAGCTCCTTCATATGCTTCTTTCGCCTGAAAAGTATAAACACCTTCATCATAGCTTGTTACTGTATTAGACATAGAAAATAGAGCATGACCATCAAATAAATTCACCAACGTCTGACCCTTTAAAATTGCACTTTTAATCGCACCTTCGCTAGTTCCATTAATAGTGAAAGACGTTCCACTATAATCTTTGTCAAAAGATGTATAATCATCGTTTTCAGTATCTTCTAAAACACAGTTTACCAAAGTATTACCACTTAGTTCTAATGATTTAAATGGTTTTTCAACAGTATTATACATCGTTTTCATTGCTTCTGAAAATTCATATAATACATAATCAATATTGCCAATACCACCGTTTTTAATTAAATATGCTAATAATAATTCATAGCTTGATTGGATTGGTTCTACATCTGATAAATCAAATTCACCTCTAGCTAATTTATCAAGTAATACCTCTGAACGAGATTGAGGTTGTGGTAAATCTGAAACATTACCATCTAAAATAGCTAAGAAAAATTGTTCTGCTCTTGATTGTGGTTCAATGTTTGGTACTTCACCTGTAATCAGAGCGTTTGCAAATTCTTCAATTCTCGACATAGGAGTTGGGAGATTTTGATAATCTAAACAACATAATGCGTATAAGAACCATTCCACTCTGCCTACTAAAGCTGTTCCGTCTGGTAATATTAAAGGTTCATTAGGGTCAATCAACACTTTATCAGACGACTTTGTAATTTTCTCCATTGTTTTCATCTCCTATTTCTATAATTTTTCTTGATATTGACGCTTTAAATACTCAATAGCAATCAAGTCATTTGTTGCTTGTGCAATATCATTATTTAACTTTGTTTTCAAAGTGTTTAATTCTGTTGCACTTGTTCCGATTGCTGATTTAATTTCTCTGTCGATTGTTGCTTCAAAATGTTGAATGATATAATTATACAGAGAATTGATTGTTGTCTGTTTTGTGTTTTGATTATCTTGAATAATAATTTTTTCAATTCCTTCAAGAATACCTTTAGCTTCTAAATCTTTAATATATTTTGAAGTAATAGGTTGTTCACCGTTCACAAGAGTTCTACCTGTTTTGATTAAACTTCCATCTTCTGTTTTCAATGATTGTTTATCAATATCAGTTACGACAGCGGTAGATAATCTTAAATCTGTATCTTCTGCAATATTCTCTTTTACTTCAAATGTGAATTCTGGTAACGTTATACGACAACAATCTTCGTCAGTTAAAATAATTTGCATACGACTAACACCAATGAAATTTGTATATTTACCATCTAAGTGAAAATGAATTTCATCATCAATAACACCAACACTCTCAATAGAATCAACGTTACTTGGTGTTTCAACTATTAAGAAAGCTGATAACGGAACGATAGGCATTAACTCTTTTCTCTTAACACCATTAGTTACAACTATTCCATATTCATCGACACTAAATGCTAAGTGTATAGCGTCACCTTTGTAGAATTGTAAAGGTGAAGATAAACTACAAGTATAACCGTTTACAGTAAGTGTAACTTTTTTACTTATCGCCATTTTTTATTTTCCTTTCTTTAGAATATTTTACAAAATAATATATAATATATTATATGTCTATTATATATTATATAAATATTATTTGTTATATATTCTATGTTTTTTTCTATTTTTTTACATTTTTATCCCTTTGCAATGAGATTAAAAAAATAAATCAAATTCAAATTTAAAAAAAATAAATAAGAAAATGATTTAAAATTAAATAATATCCCTTAATATAACCCATAATATATATAGATACATATATATTCCACTCACGCAATCCTTGTGTAAATTATATTAATACGTTTCCTCCCTCTAGTTTTTATATACAGAACCGACAAACTGTTATAGTGCTTTAGAAATAAATACGTGCCATAATTGGTGTGAATTGGCTATCGTTATAAACTTATATTTAGTTCTGAATCGCTATAAGTCAACTAATGACACGTCAGTATAAGTTTAATACCTACTATGAATTATCACACTGTCGATAGTAGTTACCGAAATTAAGTTTTACGTGATATGCACTATGAAAATATATGAATAGGTACTATCACCATACCTATATTTATATTATATATACAGAAACATATTATATTCTATTTTTTTTGAAAAATATGTATTATATATGTCTATTTAGTGTTAAAAATGTGTTTTTACTTCCAAATTATTCCAAAAATAGCCTATTTTACTGAATAAAATCACTGTTTTATTCATAAAAAAAGACGTATTTTCATACGTCTTAGGCTACATTGAAGTATTTAAAGAAGTTTTCCTTGAAATAATCAGAAACAATGAACTTTTCAATATCTTTCGTGTATGTAATAATCTCTTTATTACGTTCATCGTTAGTTGAGCGAATCATAGCCATACCTTGTTTGACAAATGTGTCTTTAAATAAATCCGTTGGCTGTGGTGTAGGTTTGGATTCTTTATGTTCTTTACCCTTCTTATTGAATGTTACATATTTAATATATCCAATGTTTCGTAAAAATCTAGTCCATTCGATAAAGTTTTCACTAATAAGAACATCATTTTCAAATAAAATGTCACCATAATGTTTCATAACATAATCTCTAATCTGTGGAATTGTAATAGTTCCATCATCACAAACTAATACCTTACCTTCATTATTAGACAATTCTCTAAACTCTGATAATGCTTGTAATTTTTCCATATCACTACTATTATTATCTAATAAAATAAGACCGCATTTTTGTAATGGACTAAGCATTGGTGTATTTGATTGTTCTTTTAATTTTCTTTCACACTGAATGAAATAATTTCTATACTCATGTGATTTTTCTGTACGTGCCATCATTGCAATATGTTTAGCAAAATCAATAGAAATGGCAAAATCTTGTGTTTCATTACCGTTCGTCATGATGACGAACCCTGTCCAATCAATATTTTCTAAGAAAAAATCATTCGATTGGATATTTTTACCATACCAACGTTTCCAATTTGATTTATCTAAACCTAATCCTAAGTACAATTCTCTTGCACTTACTAATTGTTGTCCTTGTTCGTTTGTTTGAATTTTAATTAATTCGTTCATACTCTCACCTCATATAATATTTAATAGCTTCCCTCGCTACATTTATAATATATCATATAAAATAAGAGCTGTCTACAAATTTTTAAATAAAATTATATAAAATAAAAAAGAGGGTTTAACCCTCTAATTATTATTTTATAAATCTGATAAATTCTTAGCTTCGTGTTTAACAATACCTTCGTCAGAGAAATATTTAAGAAAACCGTCCTCTTTTGGAGTATCATCGTAAATCTTTGTCGTTTCAGATGAATCATGCCCCACAATATCGGCAATAATATCAAGTGGAATACCTTGCTGTTTAAGATATGAAACGTATTTATGACGTAGACAGTGATTGTAAATATCCATATCCATTAATCGTGAACAGGTTTCGACAAAACTATTTGCTGTCGACTCTTTGGCTTGTACCCATTCACCATCTTCTTTAGTTACGAATAAATATTCACAATCAATGCCTTTTTCTTCACGTTCCTTATCCCATAAATCTAAATAGTAATCTACTTTGCTTTTTAGAATATATTTATTTAATTTTTTCCCAGCACTTCCACGTCCTTTAGTTCTGATTAATGGTGTCTTGTATAATCCACTCATTACATTTTCATTACAGAACCATTCACGTTTAAATTGGATTGTTTCAGCTTTTCTTGCTCCACCGTAAACAGACATTGCAATAAAACAAGCTACTTGATAACGACCTGTATCAATTAACACATCAAGTAATTCTTGAACATCTTCATCTGATAGTACAGTTTTTTCTCGAACCGTATTTTTAGGTGGTGGTGGAATTTTACCGACAATATTTCTGAAATTTGGATATTCGTCATCAAGAATAGTTTCAATATAATTGGATAAACTACTCATAGTAGAACGTAGATTGTTAATACGAGCAGAACTTAATCCGTTTCGTACCATAAAGTTTTGCATATTAATAATGTCACGCTTTGTAATTTCTGTAAATGGTTTATCTTTTGCACGTTCATGTAACCAACACATAATAATATTTAAGTTACTTTTATAAACCTTAATTGTTTTAGGTGCTTTATCTGTTGTCACCATATAATCTAAGAAGTCATCCATTAGTGTTCTATTATCATAATTAATTTTGTCTAAGATTTCTCCATCTGATTTTAAAACACGATTTGTTTTTCTACCCATCGTATCATCTCCTTTCGAGTTTTGACATTAAAGCAATGTTGAACCTAATAAAGCTGTTATCAAAACACCGCCAATAGTTGTAATAAACCAAAATACATAATTTCCTTGTTTTTCTTTATCTTTTTCTCTTGACGCTTTTAATTCATCAAGAATTCTATTTTGATTTTCAAGTGTTTTGTTTTGATTTTCATTTGTAGCTTGAATTCGTTCACATACAATTCGTAATTCAGTGATTAACCCATTTGAGATTTCGATTTTATCCCTTAACTTTCCAATATTTTCATTATCTATTTCTTGTTTTGCTTTAATTTCTTTTATTTCTGATTCTATTTGACTTAGTTTTTCATGAACATACTCCCCTGTCATTGACATAACTTTCACCTTTCCTTAATTATTTAATTCTTTCCATTGTAATTCTCCTTTCAACCCACCACTTTATTCATTTATTTTTCTAATTGTTGTTGTAATTTAACAATCTCTTCACGAGCTTGTTCTAATTCTGCTCTAAATAAATTTTTGTCAATAGTGATTTGAGCAATCTCTTGTGACATTGCTTGAATTGTTTTAATTAATACTTGTTCATCCATGATGAACCCTCCTTAAAATTATTTCACTAATTAAGTCATTAATTGTTCAACTAATGACTCTAATTTTGTGATTTTTTCTTCTAATAATTCTCTTTTTTGAATTTCCACCTTTAAAGCTCCCATAACAGCAGTAGTGAGTCCATAGGGATTAACACTTAACATAGTATCTGTTGAACCATCAGCACGTTCATACTCACCCTCAACTAAGATTTGCTTAGAACACTTATATTTCTGAATGTCTTGTGCCATAATTCCCATATGAACATTAACTTGCTCTTGACTATTGCTTAAAGCTAATTTACCCAATTTATTTTTAGATAAATCTTCTTTATTTTGATTTAGCATAATATAGTTATAGATGTCGGTATCTTTAATCATTTCATAACATTCTTCTATATCTGTAAACCCTTGCTTAACTTTGAATCGTTCGTCAGATGTTTGAATAGAACCATTAGATGCCCAAACTGAATTCCATCTATAACCAGAACTTCCTAGATATGTATAAGTACTTGATGATGGACAAAGCCATTTAGATTGAATGTAAATGGCGGCATTACTGTCGTTTGGCTTAGACGATAACCATAAATCACCCAAATCATTTTTCAATCCGTTGCAATAGACCTCTTTTATATATCCATTAGCAAATCGCCAAGCACTTGTTCCCAAAGCACTATTAGCACTATCCCAACTAGAATTGGCAGTTTGATATGGAATAATACCGCTTGAAGTTGTTCTAATCCAATTAGAAGTCGTGCCATCATTTAGAGTAAAACCTTGATAACCATTTGCAGTAGTTAAGGCTTGTGACGCTCCAATGTCCGCAGGTGTTGGCTTTTCATATGACGTGTAAATCTTATAACCAGCATAAGTCATTGTTTTGTTTGCCTTCAACCTTAACCAATTATTAGTTGTATTTGCTATGAATGTATCAGTAGTTTCCTCATGATAACCAAAACATACTTTTCCGTTTGGGTCAGTTTTAATATATACTGAATTCCCTGAATAAATTTCGCTTGTTGTGTGAAGCTGTCCACCAACATCTAAAACTCCTTTTTCATGAATTTTTCCAACTCCAACACCACTTTTTTCAATGTTTAGCAATGCAGAAATAGTTGAAACGTCAAGTGTTGAAGTTGTTGTTCCAAAACTATCCTTAACTTTTAATTGAATATTGTAAGATGAAGTTGTTGAAAATGTTTGACTCAATACCTTTGTCATCGAGCCACTATACGAACTTAAATTTGTCCAATCGACACTTGTAGTATAAGATGTATCACTACTTGTTTTATATTGAATAAAATATTGTTTGGCATTACTGTTATTACTTGCTAAATTAGTAATTTCCCACGAAAAATTTACAGCAATATAAGCACCACTACTAGATTCAGTACCTTTACTATCACATCTAAATGCTCTTGCACTAATAGTTGGAGAAGAATAAGCATGAACTGTTACTTTTTGACTTGCTTGTGCTGTGCGTCCACGACTATCTGTTACTTTAACTACAAATGTGTAATCACCAGCACCTAATGTTCCTGTTGTCGCACCACTAGATGATGTACCATTTAAATGTCCACCTGTAATACTATATGATTTAATCGTAGAACCATAAGAACCACTAGCATTAGTTGGTTTTACGGTAAATGTTGTTTTCCCAGCAACATTTACACCACTTGTTTGATTATTTGCCGTAACCGAAATTCCTACTGACGGAACTACATTACTAGGAACGTTTAATGTGAGCGTTTTAGTTGTTTCTGCTATCCATGAACCATTAGTACCTGTTAATGTTTCAACTTTAACTGTCGCTGTACCACTTGTTGATGTTGTAATCTTGTTACAGTAACTCATACTTGGTGTAAATGTATAAGATGTATCGACATTTTCAGCTAATAAATACGTTGTTCCACCTAAAATTAATTTAACTTTGTGCTTATATGCACTACTATTTCTAGTAATATTAACCGTAACAGAGTCACTACCAATAGTGGCAGAACTTCTGTTTAATGACATAGATGAACCACGAGCAATAGTATCTAGTTTAACTGTAGCACTACCACTACCTGTTTTAGTAGTATAAGTACCACTACTACTTAAACCATTCGAATAACTAAAGCTAATTCCGACACTCGCTGTACCATCATTATTATGATTTACTGTCCATGTACGTGAACCTAATAAGGTTTTCCCACCAATGTTGGCACTTTTATTTGATGTAACGGTTGTACCATTAATAACACAGCTCCAATAAGAAGATGATGTTGTATAACCATTACCATTTAAATAAACTTTTGCTGTGACACTAGAAGTATTTGCATTTGTATTAGCTGTTGAAGTCCATTCACAAGTTAATATATATCTACTATTGTCACAAGAACCATTTATAGTTCCACTAGCCATATATATACACTCCTTCCATTATATATTATATAAAAAAGTATTCATTATACTCTATTTTTCAAATAAAAAAGGGAATAAAATTCCCTTTTTATTGCCATTTAAAGACGATACCACCCTTATCAGATTTAGTCGCTACAATGCTACCAATCTGCAAATCATTATTGATTTGAGCGTAGTTAATATATAGTTTTTGATTTGACATATAAGCAACTTCTTGATTGTTGTCAGTAAACGATAGTTTGGTATCAGTAATTTTTGTTTTAAATCGACCTTCATTACCATTAGTTGTAGCAAATAATTCCAACCAACCTTCATCAGAGAATTTCATATGTTTAGCAATAGTGTTTAAGTTCTGCTCATTTGATGATGATTTTGAAATTGCTATATCAACACTATTTGATAATGATGTAATAGAAGATTTTGTTGTATCAAAACTATTTTTAATATAGTCATCAATCGCACTTCGTAAGTGACTATAATATGTTCCATATAGTAAAAATGCGTCTTTTACTACTGAATTTGATAACTCAGTATCAGTATCCATGCTTTCTAAACAAGGGTCTAATACTGTATGTAAATTATCGTATGCCACTTTGTACTCATTATAAATACCTGTGATAGAACTATCATTGTACGATTTTACAGTTTTCGTCATATCATCATATTGTGCGTCAATTTCTCTTAAATCAGAAGCGATTTGAACTTTTTCATATGCTGTAATAACATCATCACTGAAAGCATTATCAAGTCGTTTTGTTAGCTGTTCATCTGTTTTAATTAATGGATTGATTGCTGTATTAATATCATAATCAACATCTTCTGGTGAAGGTGTCCAATCCGTTTCTATAGTACCATATTCAAGTTTTACATTTTTAAATCTAGCTGTGAATGAAGCTGATACATTGGCATTGCTGTTATAGAATTTAATTGAAGCCTCCGTATTAACACTTGCGTCTGCTTGTTCTGGTATAGTTATAACCTTAGAAACATGATACCACTCATTAAGTTTACAACCATTTTCTCCAACAATTGGTAGACTATGTGACGTTACATCTCTCCACTTACCATTAGCTTCAGAATTATCAGATGTATTTGTATAGCGTTGACCAATCCAAAACTCTTTACGGTCGGCTCCACTAGGGAAATCCCATTTTGTATACATAATATCATAAGAGAATACCATTTTTCTACCAACTTCATAATCACGACATCCTAAAACAAATCCATCAGTGATACTGATATGACTGTATGTTTTTTGAGAAGTTAAAGTTAATTCACCATATGTACCTGTAACATCATTGAAATTCTTGAAGAAACCATCCTTCATATTACCTTTACCATTTCTAATATAGTTACGACCACCAATTTCAATATCTGTAACGTCATATAATTTAACAAGAGTTATTGTGTCGTAAATCTTAGAATCGTTAGTATTAACTCTGAATACAACGGTTGTATTTGTCGATGTAAATAAGCCGAAATTATTATTAATTGTTAATACACCATTTGAAACACTCCAACCTGTAGTCGAATTAGATAATTCACTCCAAGTTTTACCACCATCCGTACTACATTGCCAATCATTATATGTTACATTTTGTAAAACCGCTGTTAGAACAATGGAATTTGGTAAGAACGTCTTACCACCATCTGTAGATTTAAATACTTGCGTTGAAGCAACAATATCTACTGATTTTGCATTTGTACCACTTGCCCCTGTCGCTCCTGTTGCACCTTGTTTTGATTTAGACCAACTAAACGTTTTAGTAAATGATTTTCCATCTACTGTTACAGGAATATTAAATGAACCACTGTCAGCTAAACTTGTACCTGTGTTTGCTTGAATTGTAATGGTAGTTCCGCTTTTGCTTAAAGTTAAACCATTTACCGTAGGCAATGTACCAATGGTAGGTGTAATAGATGAAGCTCCTTTATAAGCTAAAACTTGTGTTGTAGTTGAAATCGCACTGGAAATATTGCCGTTATTTTGAGTTGCAAATGTGTGAGATTCATTTGTTAAAATAATCGTATAAGCGTCAGCACCACTCGCACCTGTTGCTCCTGTATTACCTGTTGCACCTTGCTTACTACAAGACCATGAAAATGTTTTATTAAACGTTTTATTATCTATTGTGATAGGAATAGTAAAGTTTCCACCGTCTGCCGTAATTGTAGTTCCTGTCGATACAGCGAAACTTACACGACTAGAAGTTTTACTTACTGTAATTCCATTTGCACTGTTAATAGTACCGATAGTATAATCAGTACGCTGTGTTGTTCCTTGATAAACTTGAATATCTGTAGTATAAGTTGCATTTGAAGTAGGAACACGATTTGAATTTGTTGGTATTACCTGTGCTTCGTTTGTTAATACGATAGTATAAGCATTTTCTAAGTCATTTGTATTTGGCTTCCAATCAGTAGCTTTATTCCCTTTTTCAATCTGAATACCAGCTACATATATGTATCCACCTGTAATAGTTTTATTAGGTTCGATACGAACACCTGCTCCATCACCATTAACAGTTATTTCTTTACCTTTTCTTTTTACGGAATATTGTTTCCAAGAAGTTGTAAGATTATCTAGTGTTACAACAACGGTATTGACCGATAAACCATACCAACACATAAAAGCCTCAGAATCATATGTTATACCGCTATCTTTTTTAATATAAGCAGATAAAATATATTCCGTTTCTGGTTCTAATTCTAACTCTTTATTTTTTACATATGCCATAGCTCCCCATTGAGCGTCCACTTTATATACTTTTGAACCCATATAGTATTCGTTTGTAATTGTAGCACCTTTATTATTCCAATATGGACTTGAATAATTACCAGATTGTCTTAGATAGTTTGTTGCACCAATTTCAATATCAGTAACGTCATATAATTTGACAATAGTTATTGTGTCAGTTATAGAATTATTATTTGTTACAATTTTGAATATAATGCTTGTTACTTTATTAGTGAATAATGTACTTGATTTAGAAAGCGTTAATGATGTGCTACTATAAGTTACACCATTTGTTGAAGAGCTTACATCTGTCCATGAACTTCCACCATCTGTACTGTATTGCCATTTACTATATGAAACATTTTGGTAATTAGGTGTAATCACAATGTTATCTGGAGTAAATGTTAATCCTCCATCAGTAGATTTGAATACTTGACTACTAGATGTTAATGAAACAGTTTTTGCATTATCTCCATTATCACCTTTAGCACCGTCTGAAACTTTGACAATAGTAATCTCGTCATAAACAGAACCAACAATATATCTAATTCGTATAGATTTTCCTGTATTCAAAGAACCATCGGTAGGAGATACAGATAACGTTGTTGCATTTAATGTAGATGTATTAGATGACCAATTTGTCCATGTCGAACCATTTAACCATTGCCATTTTCCAACTTCATTAGTGTTAAATTTTGTTGCTGTTAATGTGATACTAGATGGTGTAGGTGTACCACTGAAATTATTTGTATACTTAAACACTTGTTCGCCTGTAACAGTTACATATTCAGCGTTAGAACCACTAGCACCTGTTTTTGTTTTAGACCATGAGAATTTTTTTGTAAATGATTTACCATCTGCATTGATAATAATATCAAACGAACCTACATCTGCTAATGATGTACCTGTGTTTGCTTTAATAGTAATTGTATCAGTTGTTTTTGATAGTGTCAAACCATTTACGGTAGGTAAAGTTCCGATAGTAAATGCTAAACTATTGCTACCTTTATATGCTAAAATGTTTGTAGTAGTAGTTTGTGCTTTTGTGACATTACCTGTATCATCGGCAACAAATGTAAAGTTTTCATTTGTTAAGAATACAGTGTATCCATCTTCACCATCAGTACCACTTAAACCGTTTTTAGACTTAGACCATGAGAATGTTTTTTCAAAAGTAATTCCGTCTACAATTACAGGAATTTTAAATGTTCCTGTATCAGCTAAAGATGTACCTTTGTTGGCTACAATGGTTACAGTATTTCCGCTTTTGCTTAATGACAACCCTGTAACAGTAGGTAAAGTTCCGATAGTTGGAGTAATAGATGTTTTACCTTTATATGCAACAGCTACAGTTGTTGTAGTAATTGCACTTTCAATATTTCCTTCATAAGTAGAAGGAAATGTATGATTTTCGTTTGATAAAAGAACTGTATAAGCGTCAGCTCCATCTTCACCTACAAATCGTACCCAATTATAATCTGAAAACACAGAACTATCCGTAGGATTAGTGTCAACATAAGTACCAATCCAAGTACCTAATTCCTCACCGTTATTTGCTGTAAATGTTTTACCATCATTAGAGTATTTAATGTGTAAATAAGACGAACTACCATTTGCACCAGCAATACCTTGCTCACCATTTTTACCATCAGCACCTTTTACAAGTGTCCAAGTATAAGAAGATGGAGTCGTAGGAGCTACGTTATTTGTAGTTGTTGCTGTACCCATATATTTTGTTTTAGCATTAGGTGTACTTGTCATACTAGAACCATCAGAAAATTCACTGTATCGAACAAAGAAATATGTGCTAATACCGTCTTTACCATTTGTACCGTTAATACCGTCAATACCATTTTGACCACGTTCACCTGTGATACAAACAGGATTTGACTCAATTTGAGTACCATTGTCTAAATAAGTAACTGTTTTCGACCAAACATATTTACCATTTACCCATGTTGGAGCTGTTGTAGTCCATGAACCACCTTGTAATGAAGTAGCACTTGTTGATTGATAATAGAATACATCTACATTTCCAACAGATACACCACCGTTTAATCCATCAGCACCATCTTTACCTGTAACGCAGATAGGAGATGTTGTGGTTACATTACCATTCGAATAAGTGAATTGAGTTCTTGTCCAAATGTATTTACCTTTAACCCATGTCGGTGCTGTGGTTTGCCATGTACCACCGATTAAAGTTTGTTGTGAATCAGATAAATAATATTGTTCTTGAATTTCTGTGATACCAATACCATCATTACCGATTGTACCATTAGAACCACTTGAAACCTTGACGATTGTGAATTCGTCATATACATCACCAACAGAACATTTAAAGGTTACGTTTTTAACACTAGAATTGTTGAAAATCGTACTATCATTGTGAGATACATTATAATAATTGTAATTATTATTATCAATAGTTGTCCAAGATGTTTCACCAGAACGTCTAAAATACCATTGATATGTTGGATTTTCTACGTTTTCTACTCTTGCACTGATTTTAATTGTAGATGGCGTAGGTGTTCCTGTGAAATTATTTTCATAAAGAAATGCTTGTTCACCTGTTAATTCTACTATAGGTGCATGAGTAATTGAATCAATTTTATTGTTCATATTATTTAATTCATCACCTAAACTTGTATTTCCACCATCAGATGACTCTACAATGATTTCAAACTTACCATTTTCATATTTAACTTTATCACCAAAATTAAATTCACCTGTTGACATATCTAACCATGATTTACCGTTTTTGCTTTCAAGAATACCTGTTTTAATAATATCTGCTGTTAAAATACCTGTATCAATGAAGTCAGCTACGATATGACCCAAATTGTTATCGTAAAGGCTTTTTATCCTCTACTTCTTATAGTTTCCCATAAGTTCAGCATACATTTTCATCCTCGACTTTACGTTAGGATGTAAACCACTCGTGGGGATATTTTATTCTCTTGACGAGGTTCAATCCCTATGCGTTACGGTGGTCAAGACTCTTTAATTTCTTGACTTACCTCGGTATTAGCATATCTTTTAAGACTTAGCTTTTACCGATTTTGGTTTATTTATTACTAATATGTTTCCATATTAGAGGACAGTCGTTCTATCCCTAGTAATTGCGGTTTCAAATGTACCATTAATACCATCATTAGAGAATCCTAAACCGTTCATATTGAATACAGCTACATTTTTAGCAACATTTACATCTGGATTGTCTAAAATATAAATAGCATTAGGTGTATAGTAAACATAACCACCAAATCCACCGTTAATGAAATCTGTAACATATTCTTTTGATTGCTGTAAAATATCATTTAATTGACTTGGTAATTCTTGAAGCGTATCCTTAACACTATCCACATCATTCATTGTGTTTTTTACATCTGTAAAGAAGTTTTTATTGTAATGACCTAAAGTAATTTCGTCAAAATTACAAGTTAAACAGTTGTATTTATAAGCGGTACAACGTGCTGGAATATTAATGTCTAAGATTTTATGTCTAATTACAACATCATCACCGATATTAATAGATGATAATGCTTGATAATTAGCGTATTCATCCGTGTTTGATAATTCTACAAAATTAACATTATAATTAACTGTCGGTAAATCAACTTCGTTTTCACTGAATTCTGCTAATGCTCTACGTTTTAATTCAGCTTGTGCTTCCGCTAATGTTTCATATGCACCATCATCCTCACCATCAAGAGGTGCTTTATAATTAGGCGAACCTTTCCATTTAACATCTTCATATTTATACTCACGAATAATAGGCATTGCATAACTATTAATAAGAGGTGAGTCTACGAAAAGTTCTTCTAATTTAATTCCATCAAATCCAACGGGTCTAATTTTTGTTACAACATTTCTCATGTCGAATTTAGCATTAATACCTGTCATATTTTTACTATATTCAACTTTATATCCATTGTTCCGTCCGATACGAGTATTGATTTTAAACGTAAATCCATCAATATCTAATTCTCCACCCCAACGATTAACGAATGAATTTTCATTATCTCCAATAATAGCACTTAAAACATTTTTACACACTAATCTTGAACTGTTTGTAATTTGAATATTAGAAGTACCACTAAAAGGATGTGCATAATTAGTATTAGATAAAATTTGATTTAAAGCCGTATTACCATTTTTCCCTTTAATATAAACATCTTCAATGAAGTTATTATTTAAATCAAAGAAGATTTGTTCACAGTATGCAACAATTTCTCTTGATGTTTTTTGAACAAATTTAATTCTAAATGGTTGTTCGTTAGCGACAATAATTCTATCTTGTGTAATTTCTTTCCATTTACCTGTTTCATCAATAGGATGTATTAAATCTAAATAGTATTTATATTCATTTAAATCCCTTGTAATAACAGCACTTTTTGGGAATAATGTGCAAATACCGTTATTATTAAAAGATGTTTGGTTAAACTCATAAATACGAATTGGTTTCGCTTTTCTATTTGCCATTCCTTCTCCTCCTATTGCCATCTATAATTTGGATTGATAATAATTCCTGTAACTCCACTACCATTCCATTTGATAGTAGTATTGCCAACTTTTAATTTTGGGAAATCACCTCTGACATGAGCATTCATATTGGCTGTTCCTTTATATGCTTCTTGCATTGCAAAGTTTAATGTAATCGAATCTTGAATATCTGTAATATTGATTTGATTAGCTCCAATATTTAAAACACAGTCACCTGTACCTTCTAATGTAATTGTCGGCTCACAAGTTGTATTTGTATTATTTTCAAAAGTATATTGTTTTGTTGTTTGAGTTGCGTCAATAGTAATTGTTTTGTTTTGAACTTCATAAGCATATGGTTGTAATTTAAAGTATACAACACAAGTATAATATTGGAACGAAACTCTTTTAAAAGTAATTGTATTTACAACTCTCGCATTATAAAATTTATTCTTATCGTTAGATAAAATTAACTTACCGCTTCCACGAAAAATATTTTTTACTTTCTGAATATCTTCTTTTTTATATAAGTTTAATTGGACTTCATAATCAATAGGTTTAAGTGCGTCTTGCGATTGAGTTAAGTATCCATCACGTCCGTCAATCTCGATAAAATCTATTTTTTCCTCCGCTGTCGGCACTTCTTGTAAATCTTCGATTAGAAAATAGTTCATCGTATTAAAATCATTGAAGATTATATAATTTTTTCTCACGATTTTACCTCCATTTCGACATTTATTGACTTATTTTGTTCATTTTTTTTAATTTTTTTTAATTTTTTTAGAATAAAATGACCATTTTATTCATATAATAATAATAGATAAATAGATGAATATATAATAATATATTATTTATATCATTATATATTATATATGTGAAAATTAAATATATTCTAAAAAATATAAAAAAAGAGTAGAAAAATCTACTCTTTTTTTATTTACTAATAACGTCTATTTTTGACATTTAAAATAAAGTCCATTTGTTTCATAATCTCTTCCGTCAATCTGTAAATATCATCTTCGGAACTAATTTTATTGTCATGAATTTCAAAAGTAATGTTAGGTGTTTGATTGTTTGCCATTTGTTTTAAAAGTTCAATCATTTCATTATTACTTGATTTAGTGTTATTCATAGCTGTTCTCATACTATTTGTATTATAGTTATTAACAGAGTTCATAACCATAGTTGAAGCGACAGTATCTCTAGTAGCATAAGCACTAACACCTTCATCTGAAATGGTTGTAAATACAGAAGGTTGCTCACTTGTAGACATAGCTGTATAAGGAGTAACTTGGTCAAATCCACCATAAGGTGCGTTGTTATCCATACTACGACCAACAACACCAGAAATAGCTTGACCGACAGCAGACACAGCATTTCTAGCTGTATCCCATAAACTATTTAAGCTATTTTTCATTGTAGTAATACCACTTGTATCAGCTTTAGATTTAATTTCGATTGTTTTACCATTCGGTAAATCGTCAACACTCTTTGCAATGTCTTTATTTTGACTTAAAATAGAATTACGTCTATCTTTAATACGGTCATCCATTCTCTTGAAATCATCAGAAACTTTGTTAGTTGATTTCCCAACACTTGTACTCATATCATTTGATGAAACTTTAATACCACCCATAGCACCTTCAAAGTTCTTTTGCATATTTTGAGCGTCTTGGACAGCTTGATTAGTAGAAGTTTCAATTTTAGTTTCCATGCCATCCATAGCATAATTAATAGCTTCATTAATATCAGTACCACCTTTTGAGAAATACTGATTTAATTTATTCCAAAAATCTTGTGTATAGACAACAGAATCACTATAACCATCTTCGGTAGCTTTTACCATAGCGTCATATGCTTGTTCCCATGTAGTAGTATTATCTTCACTAGCGTTTTTAATCATCGTAGTAATAGCGTCAAGTTTATCTTGGTTGATTTTTTCCATTTGGTCATAATGGATTTTTGTTTTTTCATATTCATCTTGATTTTTAATGCCACGAATATAGGCTATTTCATTTGCTGTACGATGTTCTTCATTTGCTTTTAATTTATTGATTAACTGTTGTTCTTGGTACATCAAATCATTAATTTTATATAATTCTTCTCTTGTACGTCCTGTTTGGTCTAACCATTCTTGGTCAGCTTGTGCAACAGCAATAGCTCTTTCATCATATGCCTGTCGAGCAACTTCATTATTTCGCTCTAATCCTTCACGAATTGCTGTATTAGCTTGTGTCAATGTTTCTTGATTAGTGATACTTTGCGTTTTTAAATGTTCTTCAAGAGCATTAATACTTTCAGTTTGGTATCCTAATTGTGCTGACATCATTTCATTACAGAACACACCGTAATCAGATAATACTTGTTGTTCCCAAATATTATAAGCCGTTGCGTAATCTACTCCTTGTTGCTCCATAATTCCCTTAATTACATCACCTTGATTGTCGATATTTGTAATTAAAGTATTGTAAGCATTTTCGACACCGCTAAACATATTTTCACTATGAATATCAGTTAAATTCTTCAATGATTCCATAGTAAATACAACTTTACCACTTGCATTATTATTGAAAGTAGCTAATGAATTAACCATTTCATTAGTATCAGAGTCGATTTTTGACTTTGTATCTGCTAACTGTTGACTAATCATTGATTTGAATGATTCAAAGTTAGGCTCTGCATCATTTGCGATATTAACAAAAGCATTTCTTAATTCTGTAACACCTTCTGTTTTGAATGTGTCAATTTTAGATGAAATTTCATCTAAATTACTATTAATTTTTTTAGTTAATAATTCAGAACCTTCTTGCATTAATCTTGTATTAATATCAAATCCTCTTGACGCTTCTTCGGCTTTTTGATTCATGTTTTGGAAAGCCGTTACAAGACCAACAAGACCTAATCCAACTCCTACAACCACAGTTCCACCTACTAAAAATGGAGCTAATGCGGTTGCTAATGAAGCTAAACCACCGATTAATCCACTTCCTGTACCGCCAATACCTTTTAAAACATTTCCAAATCCACCTTGTAATTTTTGCATACCATCTGTAGCTTCAACACCTTTGACAGCTAAATCACCTAATTTAGTTGCTAAACTACTAGAAGCACTGAAAATATTACCAATTAAACCGCTTATAGGACTTAGTGCAACACCAAATAATCCCATTCTAATGATTAAATCCTGTGTACCATCATCAAGATTATTGAACCAATCTACACAATCACCAATAATTTCGACAATGCTAACTAAGTGAGGTAATAGTTTTTCACCAATTTGGATAGCCATTTCTTCTAATTTTGATTTCAATGCTTTAATACTACCAGCAGTAGTATCTTCCATTGTTTCTTTCATTTTAGCTGTAGCACCATCACAATTTTCAATAGCTGTTGTTAATTGAGTAAATCCTTCATCTGAACCATTGATAATAGCTAAGAATTTAGACATTTGTTGTTTACCAACCATTGTTGTAGCGATTTGTGTTTGTTGAACTTCGTCTAAGTTACCAAATGCTTTACGCATATCTCCGACAACTTCTAAGAATGGTTTAGCTTCACCGTTAGCTCTAGTTAGTGAAAGACCATATTCATCCATAATAGCCTGTGCTTTTTTTGTAGGTTTAGCTAAACTTGCCAAAATAGATTTTAAGGCATTACCAGCCTCTCCACCTTGAATAGCGTTGTTTGCCATCATACCTAATACGATAGAAACATCTTCAATTTCATAACCTAATGCACTAGCTGTCGGTGCAACGTTCTTAAATGCTTCACCTAATTGAGAAACGTTTGTATTTGAATTTGAAGCTGTTGTTGCTAAAATATCGGTAATATGTGTAGCTTCTTCTGCTTTACTTCCAAATGCAGACATAATAGAAGTTAAAATACCTGTTGTTTCGGCTAATTCCATATTACTTGCAATAGCTAAATTTACAGTTGAGTCTACTGTTGCAATAGATTTATCAACATCATAACCAGCTTGTGCTAATAATTTTAATGCTTCCGCACCTTGACTAGCACTTAATTGAGTATTAGAACCGATTTCCCTTGCCTTTTCCGATAATCGACCTAAATCATCAGATGTGGCATTTGTAATAGCTCCAACTTCTGACATCTTTTCTTCGAAATTTGTAGCTGTGGCAATGGCTGTACCAAAAATACCACCTAAAGCCAATGAAAGAGGTGCTGTGGCACTAGAAAGATTTTTAAATCCATTACCAACACCGTCTAGTTTAGTAGCTAAATTGTCAAAAGGCATACGTGCCATTTCTTTTTGAAACTCTAATAATTGCTTATTTGTTGATTGTAATTCTGTTTGAGTTTCAGCAAGTTTGCGATTCATGTTGTTATAATGAATTTGAGCATTTTCTAATTCTTTATTTGCTTTATCCCACTCTTTAGCATTCTCGCTTGTACGTTCACCTAATGCGTCTAATCCATCTTTAGCTCTTTTTACCCTATCTTCGGCTTCCTGTAATCTTTTCGAATATACTTCGATTTTTTCATTAAGACCTTGAACCTTAGTTTTGCACAAATCAACTTTAGTTCCCATATTTTGCATATTTTTATTAAAGTTGTTGCTATTCGTATCAAGACCTTTAATTTCTTTATCGAGCGTTTTTAATTCGCTAGTTAATTCCTTGATTTGCTTAGTAGCAGAACTATTTTCCACACCTAATTTAATAAGTAACTGTACTCCATCTGCCATTTATTTTCACTTCCTTTCTTGATGTGACGTTACCTATTCAACTTTGAAAAATGTTTCTTTTTCTCCTTGTCGAATATTTGTAGTTTTATTATTCTTACCATTCTTCTTTTTACCGTTGACATTGATATATGTAACAATCATATCTGTTACTTCACCTAATGTTAATTCATAAAACTCTTGTCTTGAACCACCTGTACATTGGTTAAAGTTATAGAAAAGCATTTCTAGGTCTAATTCATTAGCGGATTTGTTTTTTACTTTCCCACTTCTTGTTTCACTTTACCTTGATTGTCAGTTAAACATTCAGCTAATTTCACAATTAATTCATCTGTATATGCGAAAATATTAATATCATTATCATCAAAGAAGTCAATACCTACAGGACGTTTTTCTCCACGTTTATGTAAGCTATTGCATAAATAAATTAATAAAATTGTCATTTCACCTTCATCTAACATAGGTAGACATTTGTAATAGTTATATTTTGGACTTAACATTTTTAAATCACGTTCAATAGCCATTACACTTTTTGTATTCATATAGATTTCTAATTCAATTTCTTTTCCATCTTTGTTTTTTACTGTAATATCTTTAATAATCATAATTACCATTCTCCTTCTTTTTGATATAAATAAAAAGACGAACTATTTAAGTCCAAGTCCGTCTATGTATTGTTGCAATGCTACTTTAACATCTTCCCTAACTTCTTTCATCCATCTATCACGATTTTGTTGGTATAGATTTGTCCACCAACCAAAGTTAGGTTCATCTGTTTTGAAGTTCTGAAACCAAACACCCCTGATTTGCTCCCAATAATCAGCTCCACTACCGCCTTGATTGGTGATACCGATTCTGTATCCAGCTCTACCATCATATCTGAATGAGATAATATTTTCAGCGTCAATACCATGAATATCACGCACCGTAGAAACAGGTGTTTCATTTTGCATTTCTCTTAAAAGACCATTAGCTTTCTTTTTAAGAGCTTTCTTTTGGATTTGTGTTACAACTTTTTCATCTGTCAATGATTCCAATTTATCAACTAATTCTTGTAAACCTTTAACTTGAACAGACATATGTTTTCATCTCCTTATAAAAGATAAAATAAACATTTCAATAGAGGAAATTCATTCCTCTATTGTCTACTTATTTTATTCAGCTGGAACATAAACAGCAGTAGTCCACTTTGAAACAACAGTGGTATCAGCATTTTCATCTGTTGAGTCAATAGTACGACAAATAATTCCTTCGCTGTTTGGAATAGCTTTCCCAGAAAGAGTTACAGTTGAGTCATTAATAGAGTCTGTTTTAGTTTCTCCTTCTGTAGATTCAACTTTTAATTTTACACGATAGTATGCTTTGTTTAATGTACCTTTTGGTAATTGAGATAATACAACAATTAAACCAAATTCTGCTTGTTCATCATCTGATTTTTCTGTCATAACACCTTTATCGTCATAGTTAGCACCAGATAATTTAGCACGTAAGTCACCAGATAAATGACCTAAAACGATTTCAATATCTTCATCAACAATAGCATTGAAAGTTTCTTCTGTTTGGTCATTTGAGTACCAACTTGTTTCAGAATAGTTTTTAGTAGCAGAGAAAGAAACGAATTGTTTTAATTCAATAGGAGTTTCATAAACTTCTTTCCCAGTAGATTTATTAATTGGAGCAATACCTAAGTATTTTACACCAGCAATACGTGACATAATATCACTTTCCTTTCTTTAATTTAATATAATAAAGCATAAAAACATACAATTTTAAACCAAATAATGGTAAAAATAGTATGTTTTTATGTTTAAAATAACTCTTTTATTCGGTAGGTTCGATAGGGTTTTCAACTACCTCTTTTTCATTCTCGACTAACATATAGAAAGTAGAAGCATTGAAAAACTCTAAACTATCTTTGATGTATGTAGTTCCTCTATTTTGGAAACCATAACACATTTCTTCACTTCTGATAATAGACTTTAATTTCTCTATCATAGGATTTAATTCCATTTGATTTTTAGTTAGAAAATTAACAGTGATGTAATATTTATCCATCTCTGAAATATTATCAGAATTCCAAAAACCATTAATCGTAAAATTAAAGGTTATATATTTATCGACTTCATATCCGTCTGGTTTATGAACATAGAAAACATCTTCGCACACTTGACTTAATAAACTACAAATTCTTTCATTAATATCCATTATTGATACACCTTCTTAGCAACAGCTACAGTGAAAATTCCGTTATCATCAAAATCATATACAGAAACGATTTCCCATCTTTCGCCATTGTATAGAATAATATCTTTTTGTTTTATTTCAATTCTAAGGTGAGTTCTAAATGTAAACTTTTTACTTTCAAGTCCATATAATTCAATACCATCTTTCATATACTCTTTACCTGTATTATTAGAAACAGCACATCTAGGAGTATAAATTACTTCCCACTCTTCTTGAACAATACCATTAACAGGTTTGCCTAATTGTTTACGTTGGATTTCGATTGGATGAATTAATTCACCAGCATTTTTTCGATATTTCTTTTTAATAGTAGGCATAATTATTCACCTAATTGTCCGTCAGACATATAGAACCAATGATTACCTAGTAATTTACCAATAGTGTAATTTAATGCTTCTGTATCTGCTTCAAGACTTCTATTATCGTAGAAATGAGCCGTAAGTACGAGTACAGCCATACAAATTTCTGCAATATTATCTAAATCTTCCATTGGACGTTTGCAATAGTTACAAACATAAGACTTAGCACTGTCTAAAGCTAGTTCGATAAATAAATCATCAAGGTCAAAATCAATGCGTAAATATGCCTTTGCGTCATATAAATCAAGTTCAGACATTTTTTTAGCCACCGTATCACCACTCTCTTTTAAATAAAAAAAACATTTTTATATTAAAAGTTTTATTAAAACTCACCATTAAAATTAATTTTCTTGTAAACGTTTAATTAAGTCAGCTTTTTTCCCACTTGTTGACAATCCACGTTGCTCTAATAATTCTTTTAATTCTGCAACAGTTAATTCTTTATAATCTACTTCTTTTGGGTTTGAATCTAATGTTTCGACAGGTTCTTCTTGTTCTTCTTTAATTAATTCACAGTATCCCTTTTTAAATAAAATATTGGCAACTTCATCATCAATTTGATATTCTACGTTTTTGCGATAAGCAAACCCATCAACGTAAATTGGAGATAAGATTTTGACTTTAATCATTTATTTATCGTCCTTTCTATTATAAAATAAAAAGCTAGAGGAATAATCCTCTAGCTTTTGGATATAATAAATATATTATTCTTCTTCACCAGTTACGATGTAAGAAATTGCACCAGGTTGAACAATTTTAGCGTCCATACGAGCTGTAGCAACTAAAGCAACCATGTCAGTTACAGCATATAATTCATGTAATTGACGTACTTGAACATCAGAACGTACACCTACAGTTAATGCACGACGAACGTCTACGAACATACCAATTTTAACACTTTCAGTACCTAATTTTGGCATATAAGCACATTCGACAACTCGACAACCCATTAATGTGCGAACTCCTGGTTCTAATCCGTTAGTTAATAATTGACGACCATTAGCGTCTTGTAACATAGCTAATGCTTTAACTGTGTCTGGATGACATACGAATACAGCGTTTTGACGGCATTCATGAGGTAAGTTATAGTAAGAAGCAACTACGTCATTAGCAGAGATAGCTCCCTTTTTAGCTGTTACTTGTTGTGACGCTTTTTGCATATCGTTGTTGTCTGGTGTAGCAGATAATAAACCTTCTGGTTGTGTAACTCCTGTACCTGTGATGATAGCTTTTTCGAATGCTTTAGCGAATGCCATACCTAAACGTTGTCCAGCATGAGCAACAATGTTGAAGTTTACATCTTCTACAACTTCACGAGTGAATTTAACGATTTCTCCGTATTTGTAAGCTCCTAATTCAACTTTTACGAATTCAGAGTCGATTGAAGAAATTGAAGCTCCTTCTTTAACCAAACGTGCTTCGCTTGCTGGAGAAGCGTCTAATACGATACGGTGTGTTCCGTTTGTACGGATAACGTTTGCTAATCCTAATACATCAGAGTTGAAGTCGATAGCGTTGCGGATTGCTCCTTCGATTGTTAATGGAACGTTCATTTGCCCTTTATTTGTTGCGTCATAAGGTGTGTCACCTAAACCTGCTGTGTATCCGTCACCAGCTCCACGCATTTCTAATTTTGATACATCTGCATTTGGTGTAGCTAAAGCGTTCATAAATTGTTCACGTAATTCGATTTGAGTTTTTTCCATTTTGATTTCTCCTTTGTTTTCAATAGTTTTTTCTACAGAAGTTGAACGTACTTCCTCTTCTGCTTTTTCGATTTCTTTTTGTAATTCTACAATTTTTTCGTCTAACTGACGTAATTCTTCGTTCTCTGTATCTTCTAAAGAACGAACTTCTGTGATAGCTCCATTAAGGATAGCTTTTTTAGCTTCTTTAGCTTCATTTAATGATTCTTTTAAAGCCTTAATGTTCATTTCACTACATCCTTTCTATAATATTATTTATTCTAGTTCAGCTAACATTTGTTTGTATTTTTCAATATCAGCTTTCACTTTTTCATCATCAACAGGTGTTTTTTGAGGTTCTTCTACAGGTTTTACCTCTTCTTTAGGTTCAATATCAGCTTGTTTTTCTTCTTTTTCTTCTACTTTTTGCTCTAATTTGACCTCTTCTTTAGGTAATAATCCTTTAATTTCCTCTAAGAAACTGTTGAAATTGTCTTTGAATTCACTAAAATCTACCTTAACTTCAATAGGTTTTGGCTCAACTTTAGGCTGTTCTTCTACTTTTACTTCTTCTTTAGGTTGTTCTTCAACTTCTACTTTAGGCTCTAATGCCTTTTGGATTGATTTATCAATCATTTCTTGTAATTCTTCCATAGTAATGTTGCGAATTTCATCATCAACATCAACATCTAAACTACGAACAGCACTTGGATAAGCACTCTCACAAGATAAGATAGAAATTTCAGAAACGATTAAATCTTTAATTACACGATGTTTGTTGCGGATTTCATCTTTTAAACATTTAAAACCAAAACTACATCCTAAACGTTTTTGAGATTTTTCACGTAAACTTAAAATCGTGTTTGCCCACACATTTCGTTCATCTAAACGGACTTTAACTGTCACCAAACCGTCATTTGTTTCTACATCATAATCATCTGATACGATTTGTTCACGTTTATGGTTGAATAAAATTGGAGCTTCTGATTCAATACTACGGACGAATAATTCAGCGTCAATAGATTCTGTTTCGAATGGTGCGTTATGGAATTTTTTACTTTGTCTAAGGTCTAATGTAACAGTTACCTCATTGTCATTAAATTCAACTACACCACTACGTTGTTCTAATTTCATTCCCTTGCACCTCCTTGATGATATGATAAAAAAGAGTATCAAAAAGATACTCTTTAAAAAAGAGGGAGTGATAATATGATTTCGATAGTTTATAGACAAATTTCGGTCTAATTGATTATGTTAGTTGTTTCAACAATAATTGATTCCTCTTTACCAATTTCTTCATTAAAATATTTATTTAAAGTTTCAATATAGTATACTTGATAATCATTATCTTCTAAAAATTTCAACGCTTCATATTTATTATTAGAACGTACTTGTACCATACCAGCGTTATAGGTTAATGCTACATACCATCTCATAATAATTCACTCTTAATAGTATCGTTGCGTACCGTTATGGTCTTTTTTAGGAGTATTAGATGTAGTTAAAGATACAAGTAGTAACATAATAGCGACACCTAAAATCATAATATTAAATCCGTATACAACGAATAAGTAATATAAGATTAGTGAAGCAGAACCGATTAGACAGAGATTTGAAATGTTCTTTTTAATAAATGTAAATACTAAAAATAAAGACATAAAAAATTGATGTGCAAAACTATTATTATTCATTATTATCATCTTCCTCTTCTTTGTTATTTAAATTTTTATTTTGGTCTTTTTGACCATTAATTCCTTGTTTAACTATTTCTGGTGAACTGATAATTTGTTTATTTTCAGCGTCATAAACAGTACCCATATTCGGAATAAAGAATGTGCGGTCACTTGGTTGATACATTACAGCACCTAATGACAATCTGTGGAAATCATCTTCGATAGGCGGTAAATTTTCTTTGATACGAGCTTCGTTTAATGATAAAATACCAGAAGAAATACCTGTATTTAATGCTTCATATCGTTCCGCTTGTGTTGTTTGTAATACACTATCTGTATTAACTTTGAAGAAATACTTATCTTTTTCTTTTTCTAATAAAATAGAGCGATTTAATGAAGATTCTAAGATGTTAATATAAGGCATAATAGAATATTGTAAGAAACGAATACTAGAACTTTCAACGTTTCCGTAAGTATTGGCAGAAGAGTCTACCATTGATTCTGGCACACCGAAAAGATTACAAATTTCAGCTTGTGTTTTAGTACGAGAAGCACTTAATCCTAATTCTTGTGGTGAATATGAAAGTTTTTCATATTTCATACCCTCTTCAAGAAGGATTAATTTACCAGCATTATTTGAACCTTGATACATCTTTTGCCAACTATCTCGTAATCGTGTTTGAGCTTCAGGAGATAAGTTCTTTTGAACTGTTACAATACTCATAGGTGATGAACCGTTATTCATGATGTTTTTATTTAATTCAATTTCATTTAGAGCTAATTCGATTGTTTTATAACCTCTCGAAATAACTCCTTCACCTGTTAAACCTCCGTCTGGAGATGAAACAGTAGAAATCATTACATCATCAATACTTAGGTCATTTTTATATCCTGTAACCTTAATTCTAATATCACGAACAATGTTTGGCATTGATTCATCAACAAGTTTAGCAATACCAACGTCTTTAGCGTCAACATTCCATAATCCTTTAATCTTATTACCGTCCTTTTCAATTTGAACGTAAGCATTACCATGTAATAATAAATCTTGGATTAATTTAGCTTTAAAATCCGTTCCTGTTGAAATGCTATTAGGTTCATGATTCAACAAGAATAGTCGATAATCGTCATTAACTTGTTTAACAGTGTTATCATCAACTCTTTCATATAACTCAATAGGTAATGTTTTGATTGAGTTACAAATTAAATCATTACACGCTTTTGCAACAGGGATTGATAGTAATTGTTCGGCTGTATATCTATCACCGCTAACACCATCAGAAAATCCAAACATACCTACATTTACAGGATTGTAAGTAGATTTAACTCGTTTTTCTTCTTGCTCTACTTCTTCGTCTAAGGTTAAAAAATCCCAAATAGCCATATTATTTTTTTACACCTCCTTTTCAAATTAGAAAAAGATAAATCCTTCTCTTTCTTCGTAAACACTTATTGTTTCAACAGAGTCAGCTTCAATAGAACAGAAACAGTTGATAACAGCGTCCACCATGTCGATTTTTCCGTTTGATTTTTTCTTATTAATATACATATTCATATTTGTATCTCTATCTAATAAAGCGTTCTGAATATTAATTTCAAATAATTTATTATCTTCGTATAAAATTCGTTCTTCTAATGCGATTTCTCTTAATTTTTTAGTACCTAAATGTAAATACTGTGAGTGTTGTTTTTGCTCAATCATTTCATAACCAGCGTCCTCCCATTTCTGAACAGAAGAAATAGCATTGTATCGGTCATATGTAATTGAAACAATTTTGACACCCATCTTTTTCTCAATATTTAAAACAAATTCCTCGACAAATTTATAGTCAATGATATTACCACCACAAGGATAACATAATCCCATTCGTGCATATCTTGAATATGGAACTTTTTCACGTTTTTCCTTATCCTCTTCTTTGTTTACAGGATAGAAAACCCATGATTTGATAACGTATTTCTCTAAATCTCTATCGTAAGTCACCATAGCTACTGATGTATTATCATCAGATTGTGCTAAATCGACTCCGATATATACTTCTTTATTTGTCCAATCATATGAATTAGGTTCAATTAAACCTTTTCGTAATACATCTAAAGGAATATAAACCTCTAACTCATTACCATCTAAGAAGATGTTCATATGTTTTGTTTTGAAGTTTGTTAATGTACTAGGCATTTCAATAGCCTTTTTACGTTTTTTAGAGATATTGTCAAAGACATTTTCTACTTCGATAGCTAAAGGATTAGCTTGATATAATGAAGTATCAGTTTGCCATTGTTTAACGTCATCTGGTTCATAAATCAATGCAAATGTAGTGTCATCTTCAACAGTTTTATCCAAAACTTTTTTAGCGTAATTGACGTTTTCTGTCATAGGATTATCTAATGATTCATATGCTGTTGAAATAATGATACCGAACTTTTCATCTAATGTTGTTTGAGATGATTGCATGGCTTCGAGTGGATAAGAGTTTCGTAATGCTCCTACCTCGTCACCAATCCATACAGTAGCCAAACGACCATCAAGACGGTTATCACTACAAGCTAAATTTTTATAAACACAATTATTAATCTTACATCTAATTTCAGAACGTAATACCTTAAAGTATTTACCCATAGATGGTGAGTTAGCGATTAGCTTTTGAAACTCTTTGTATACTTGTCCAGATAGTTCTCGGTCTGGTGCTACTGAATACGTTTCAGCATATGGTTCACATAACAACATCAATAACATTAAGATTAGTGCCGTAAGAAGTGTTTTACCGTTTTTACGAGCAATTAATAGTATTGATAATTCATAGCGTCTTTTACCATTGCTTTTACGTCTAACACATAAAGAATTAATAATAAAGAACCACTGAAAACCAACTAAATTATCATAAGCACTCTTTTTAGGCATGATATTAATTAATCTTAAAAAACCCTCGATAACTTTTAATTCATTTTCATCAATATAGTATTTTGAACTTTCGTCATTTAAACAATCAAGGAATTCTTGACATTGTTTTTTAACATATTTACCAGCTTTTTTATTATCTTCATCAACACACCATAGAGCATATTGGTACGCTTTGTTGTTTTTTACAGTTTCAGAAATCATAATTCACTAATCACCCTCTTTTCAGTAAGGGTTAGTTTTTAAGACTTTTAATTAATTGCATTACCTCGTCTTGTTCTTCTTCTCTATTATCCATTTGCATAGAAGCTAATGTACTACGAGCAGATGGTGTTAATCCTAAAGTTGAACTTGCTTGGATAAATTTAGCTTGATAATCATGTTGAATTTTGATATGAGGATTAGGTGCTAAACTTTCATTTCCACCTCTATCAACTTTACGAACTACTAAACCTTGTTCTTTAATAGCTACTTGACATTGATAGATTTTACTTAAACAATCTGCTGTCATTTCAATCATAGGCTTATCAAGATTTGAGATAGGAATTTTAGATTCTTTTAAGTTATCAATTAAGTATCCGTAATAAACTTTAGCAAAATCATCTAAATGTTCTGGAACTTCATCAACAACATCATCTTTTCCTCGCATTTCTTGCTCTAATGCGTCTAATTGTTGTAATTGTTCTTTAGACCATGTATTACCTTTTTGTAATGACGCTGGAAGTTTTGCTCTACCCATTCTATACCTCCTATCTAAATTCAAAATTAAATTCGTCATATGGTGTTTCCCATTCAAAATCTAGGTTACCATTATTACATCTGTCTACAAATCTATGGCATTGAACACATAAAGTAATCAAATTATCATTCTGTAAACGTTTTTCCCATTTAATAGCTAATGGCTCAATGTGGTGAATTTCAAGATTTTCATATGTAAATAGATTAAATTTAGCTTTACAGCGTTGACAAAAAACATCTCTTGATTTAATTTCTTCACGTTTATCTTTCCATGCTTTAGAACTGTAAAATCTATTTACTTTTTTACCTTCTTCACTCAAATTGTCACGTTTATATTTCCATTTATTAGGACATTCAGTACCTACTTCATGTTTCATACCACATTTACAATTATAATAACGTGCCATATTTTCACTTCCAATAAAAAAAGACATATAATTTAATATTATATATCTTTTAAAAAAGTATCCTACATAAATACTAATAGCAAAACAGTAAAAAGGTTCATTATTTTTAAAAATTATTTAAATTTTTGTTAATTTTGTCAACAATAAATGAATAATTACTTTTTTCGTTGTTTAATAATGGTTCATTATTCATAACTTTATATAAAATTTCGCATTGTTTAGCTGTTAAATTCAAATCATTCAAGACATTTCCGAAATCCATGTAAATAGCGTGAATATAGTGTGATGGATTTGATTCTGCCATGACTTGTAGGTTATTCCAATTAGATAATACATTTCTAATAACTTTTTTATTATAAGGAATATCAACATCAGATAATTTATCATGTTTTGAGCGAATTCCTTCTTCAACATATACAGCATTTAATGATTCTTTGCAATTATTACAGATTTTAATATCATAACACAAGTCTGTAATGATGTTGATACGCTTCAAATTCATCTCACTTAATGTTTCATTACTCATTTTAGATACAATTTCTTTTAATTTTTCGTATTCTGTGATTTGAGAATTAATAACCTTACCTAAATCATTATTGAAATTGTCACGTTTTTGTTGATTTTTCTTAATAATATCTTCATCAACAATAGTCCATTTAGGTTCTTTATAATATTTTCCACGTTTTCTTTCATCAACATATGATTTAATACCTTGTTCATTATCAAATAATACTTTAAGTTGTCGTTCCGTTTCTTTTTGTTCTGTTAAATATGATTTATCAATAGCATATAAGATATAATTATACATTTTATTTAATAATAATTCAAGTTCACGTAATTCTGAATTTCCTTGCACATACCATTCAGATACCTTATCGTTCTTATCTATCTTTTTAGGAACTGTATTTTGAACAACTAATTCCTCAATTTTCTCAATTAATTTATTTTCTTTAATATATTTATCAACAACATCCTTACGTTCTTTCCAATCCTTAATAGTATAGTCAAAAATAAACATATATATAACCTCCCTATTATATATTATATAAATAGGTATACCGATACATTCTATTTAATTTTACTTTTTTATATAAATGTAAGTGTTTTTGTTTACATTTAATATTATATGCTATAAAAATATATCTGCAAACATTATTTTCGAAAAATATTATAAATTATAGAATATTTAATAGACTTAGATAATATAATAATAATAAATATAATAATAATAAATATAATAATAATAAATATAATAATAAAAAATAGAATATTTAATAGACTTAGATTTATAGTATTATCTATGATTTAGAATGTTTTTTAAAAAAATGAATAAAATATGTTTGCAAACCTTAAAATTGTGCTATAATATTCATCGTAGGGAGCGAAATCGTAAATATTGATGAAAAAAGTAGACATAGGAAAGGTCTACCCTTTTTTATTTTACCAAAAAATATTTTTTTCGGAGATATTTTTTGAAAAGACCAGATCGGAAGAGCACACGTCTGAACTCCAGTCACCATG